AACGATTTACTGTTGGGAGTTAAGCCAAAGTTTGAGGGCATACCACTCCGCAACCACAAGCCAAACTTTCTTGTCAGTGTCAGAGAGTTGTTCATACGAAGGAGCATTCTCCGGAACGCCATCGTGAGATTTCTCGTAGGAGTAAACTTCTCTGGCGATTGCTTCCTTTTCCGTAGCCGTTAATTTTTTATCAGGTTTGTCATTCATTACCATTAAATATAGTTCGATTGACAGATAGTGTAATCGAAAACCACTTTATTGTCAATGCTGACATTCATGGCGGTCACGCCGTAGAGTGAGGAAGGATTTGATATGGATGGATTTACGTTCTCGTTGACTGATATAGCGGTTATAGTTATCCATGACCTTATGGATTTCCATGTAGGATAATTTACCCGCTTGGATAGATGACGACATCTCTTCGAAATAGGAGTCAAATTTATCGTGGTGTTCAGGAGGAATACTGTCGAACACCATCCGTCTTAGCCTGTGATATAATCTGAATTCTCTAGCAAAGTAATTCATTACTTACATCCACACTGACCGCCACAACATTTTGTTGGAGTTGGTTCGATACGGTTTCCGTTGTATCCCAGATTGTATGTAACAATCTGTTCGCCTCTTTCATCAATCACAGTGATTGGTGGTAGAATTTCTTCATACGACTCATTAGTTGGAACGTTATATTTGAAATGCTTCTTGACGTATTCGATTCCTTCTCCCCAAGCGACGTAGAAACTACATGACATAGGTTGAGTTGTCAGAACGGGTACTGGGCTAGGCAAATCTGTGTGGAGTGTAACATGGTCGGGCCCGAATCGAGCCAAGTGTATGACTATTCTATTGATTTTCATTATGTTTTTGAACGTAACATCCAAGCGAATATGACCTTGAGACAGAGATAAATTCCAACGACGGGCCAAAAGACGACAAGGACAAGGGCCAACACCAATTCATGAAATGCTGGATTCTTTCCACCAAGACAGATGAAGAACAGACAGACACATGCCATGATGAAGGCGCCAATCAAGTAAAGGAGAATGGAGAATGTCATGGCATTTTAATTTGATTGGTTGACACAGGCTTGCCATCGACTAACACGACAACAACGGAAGTTTTCCCCTGTCGATAATTTACAGTGATTGGTTGTTCAGCCACCGGGTCGTGGAAATAATAAATGTAGTGATGATTGCCGAATCCACTGTCAACCTGAATACGAGAGAGTGACTTTCCGTTAACCTGTATGTCTTGTAACAAGAGGGTTTCGACAACCCTTGGTGGTTCGGGTTCACAACCGACAAGTAATAACAAAAGTGGTAGTAATGAGAGGTATTTTTTCATAAATAAAGTTTTCCGATGGTCATCCAAATGATGATTTCTGTTGTTCCGTAAATGTAAACCAAGTCAATCAAATCCTTCGTGGACATTCGTTGACCTAACACCATACAAATTGCTTTTTCAGTTATGGTCATGTGTTAATTGTTCTTTGGCCTTTTCTTGACCTTGGGCTAATGTAACACATCCAATCAAACAGTCAAGCAAAGATGGATTGGCGGCTTTTGACAACCAAGTGATTCGGTAGTCATGACCGTCTTTGCCGATATATTCCAAATCAGCAGAATTCAACAAAGGAGCAAACCCAGTCACATGTTCCGCAACCCATTCGAGAATGTCAGCAGGGTCGTGGTGTGGATGAATGCCGATTGATTTTAGAATTGCCTCGGCGGAATTGGTCTTCATCGCCTCTTCAACACACATGAGTTTTTCGTTGTAGGTTTTCATATTTCTTCTCTTGTTTCATTCGTTCGTGGTAATCCGTTGGTATGTTATACACACCATTCATAATCACGGGAGGTTTCCCATTTCGAATAGCCTGCCATTCAATTGCAGCCCAATATTCCATCGGGCAAGGTCCATTGGGGTCAACGTTTTTCATAGTTTTTTGATGAACGTCATCATTTCTTTTTCCAAAATGAACAGATGGCAAACAGGCAGACGAGTGGCCAAATCAACTTATCCCAGTTCGTTGACGTGGATGATTTCTTTGAGAATGCCCGAAAGAGACTGATGACTCCACAGACAATCACGGTGAGAATTATCAACACAAGGCAAATGTCTCCATAGTGAATCGGTTCCTTTGGAGTCGGCGCTGGCATCTCCGTCCGTTCCACCAAAATTGGTTCTGGTGGTTGAGTTTTTGCTACTGTGACCGATTTATTGTGAATGTCAACTTTGACACTCCATTTGCTTTGATTGGTGTTCATTTAAGCCTTGAGTTGTTTCTCGATTTTGTGTTGTAAGAGACTGACCAGACAGAAATCCGGCAATGGCCAATCCGGACCTTCGGGACTCTCGGGGTTGTTACGTTCGGCGTATTCCTTCTCTAATTGTTTCCCTTCCGCTTTGGAGAAAATGTCTGAGATATGCCGAGGCAGGTCGTTACATCCAGCGTTGGATTGGTGGTCGCTTAACTCTTCCAAAAAATAAAGAATGGTCTTCCATTCACTGTCTGTTAGTTGAACTGTTTTCATGTGTGTTTCTTTGTGGTAAGTTTCATTTTCTTGATGACTCGTTCCATGTCATCAAGACATTCTTGTTTAGTGTCAAATTTCTTTCTGCTTGTGAGAACCAAGTCAGCGAATATACCTTTACCGAACCATACAGGAACACTCCAATCCCATTTGCCTTCGAGATTGTTTCCGTAACAACGTCTGAATGAATCAACTTTCATAGTAAGTAGAGGCGAATCGGTAATGGCTTCGGTAAGGTCTTCGATTAGATCTTTCACGTTAATCCTTGTCTTCGTCGTTCGGCAGCCGTCGCTTCCAATCCTTTTCTGAACCAGTCGGTTATCTCTTTTGGGAGATATTTGATGATACAGGCATCACAAATGTCTGTGTCTTCCTCAACATCATCTAACTTAGCGACAGAGGCCGTGACATAGAATTTAACACCTACATTGGCGTGTAAGGTTCTACCTTCGTGTTCTTCTGTATCAGGCAATTTCCAATCGAGATAACAACTATGGCTGTCTTTCGCCGTTTTCATCGGAGCGTTACAGGCGCTACATGTGATATGTTTCATCGTTTCTCCAATTCTGTTGATTTTGGGATGGCTACCATCGTGTGATTGGTGAACTGAACTGTGTCACCAGCGTTACCAAAGTCGTCAGGCATACAAAATGTAAAATAACTTGGAAAGGCATTGTTGCCATTAACGATTTCAATGGTGTATTCAGCAACGTGATGTTCCCTCTGAAATGAATTTTGTGTTTTTTCTGTGATGTTAACTTGATTCGGATTCAATCGAATGTAAGGATGTCCACAACCCGTCAACACAACGGCCAGAGATAGGATGAACAGAATTTTTTTCATATTTTACAATTGGGAAAAAGGTTTCGGAGTTTTAGGTCTTCCTTTTCCTTTTCCAATTTCCTTTCTGCTGCTCTAAGTTCACTTCGGATTAGTTCAAGTTTTTCGAGGATGGCAGATTTTTCCTTTGGTGAAAAAATATCCGATGTATTCACACCCAAAACATAAAGACTACCACTATTGCCTGAGTAAGACATGAGTTGATAGTTTACCTTATTATGTTGGAACAGATAAGAAAACCTTTTCCAAACATTACTCCAATCAGATTCACAGGTCCAACCGTTGAGAGTATTCAGGTCGTGTAAAATCTGTTCACCAATTGTCTTTTGGGGCGCTGGAACTTCCTCAACTTGAGTCATTGCCTCAAGAACAGGTTCCACGTTTACATCACAGACGCCGGGCAAAAATCGGAATGGGTTAAAGGGCCATTTCATAAATCCCTTATGGTCAATTCGGATTGAGGTAGGGAACAATACAAAGCGCTTCGGGCTTTCTTCACGTTACCCTTACAACGAACGGTGGCGTATCCATCCATGTAACCCCAATCCATAGGGATGCCTGATTTATCCACAGCGTCAGCGACGATAATTTCAATTACCGAACAAGGGCCGGTAAGAGTAGCCGCCACAGGACAAGTATCGAACGAAGGATGTTGTCGAGATTTCTGAACTTTGGATTGGAATTGTTTGAATGCTTTCTTAGTCATAGTGGTTTGATTTCAGATGATGTGTTATGACAACAATTCCAACGGAACAATCGCCATTTCACTGTTATACTCGATTGTATCGAGATAGTCTTTGGCTGCCTCTTTACTCTTAAAGACAGGATGGAAAGTTTCATTCTTCCCATTCTGGCGAATCGTCAATTCAATTCCGTAATCGCCGTGTCCGTAACACTCACGTTTGTATGTTCCGATTGTATATATCGTCATGGTGTTACTATAACACGGTTATTATATTTGTCAAGGATTGTTGGCAGATTCTTTTGCTGCCTTAATCATTTCAACGAGGATGTCTAACTCTGGCGTTCGGAATGTGAACTTCTCAACACCCTTGTAGTAAAGGGAAGTCAATGCCTTGCCTCGGCGAATTTCCAAATCACCGTCTTTCACCGTTACGATAATATCTTTAAGTATTTCCATTGCTTTGATTCGATTTGAAGTTGTCATTACCAACATGGGCGCCACAACCACACTTACCACCAAGATGATTCCCAAGATGCCAGTGTGGTCTTCCGTCAATGTAAAAATCAGGCTTCGGATTGTTTCTTCGCCAGTCACGGTATATCAGTGATGATACAAGCGCAAACATGGCATTGAGTAATGCTACTGCCATATTCACAAGTGCGAGAAAATAACGGTGTTGTTCCACGAAGAGATAGGCAGCAAATATTGACAGAAAAGCAAAACAAATGCTGATGATACACCATACGCCTCTTTGAGAGGGTTTGGCCCTAAAACAAAATTGGCTTAATTTGTTCATGCTAATCCTTGTTCACCGGCCTCTATTGCCCCCATCTCTTTTTCGAGAACTGCGGTCAGTAAGTATTGTGTGTAAAGGCCCGCTCTTTCACTGGCAGCAGTGGCAACGGATGATTGAATGCCCGCTGGGGTAATTCTCCAACCATTCAATAGAAGGTTGGTGATACTATCACTAAACTCAGTGGGTCTTGTTTTAACTACAACTTTTTGATATTTCATAAATTAAGTCTTTGATTTCGTCTTCGTCGGTCACTTGTTCAGGGTCACTCGGTCTGGCGCCGAAACATTGTTTGTAAAATCGTTTGATACCATCATAATCGAGTTCATACCAAACATTTTGCCACGTATAACCGTCTCGGGTATCTACGAGTTCGCCACTGATGACTTCAATTCTATCGGTCATCGGATGTATCTCCCTCCGTTTGGACACTCTCCCACATCTATGCCGCCATCGGGGTCATCATTGGATAGAAAGATTTCACCACACGGATTGTCACTTGCTTTCGTTGGCCGTCGAAATTCAACAATCGGAAGAGTATTCCGAACCAACTCACGAAAGGCAGCATCGCTGAGTTTCGAGTTGTTCACGTTGATGGCTAACGTCTGACACAAACTTTCTGCTGGTATTTTCATATCAATCTTCTTTACTCAATGGTTCGAATCCTGCCCAAACGAATGAGTTAGGCGACTTGCCACATTGGGAACAAGTCATCTTCGTGAAATCATCCCACGAAGCCAACCAAGGTGGGACTGCTACTAACCACTCGTATTTACAGAAGCAGATGAATCTGATTGACGGTATCTTAGTCATATTAGTCATATTAAAATTGAGAGATAGTGAACGTGGCGAACAGTCAACGGCAAACACGCCACACGAAAGGAATAAGAGGATGCACATCCTCACCGTTATTCGTAGGGATGGCCAATCCCGTTTCACTATCAATGAGCCTAATTAACAAATTCATTTTTGTTTCTTAAAATCCGCCACGACTTGTGCGTGAAGGATTTCCTGTTGAGTCTGTCGGTCAATCAGATAATTTTTCACGTCAACATAACGGCCATATTCGAATTGAAGATTGATACAATTTTTGACTTCATTCGTTACCTCAGTTACGAGATCTTTGGATGGACCTGTGACGCCAGAATAAATCTGTCGGGTAAATTCTGACGCAATCAAGTCGCTAGCAATCGTCGAGAACAGAACCACTGGCTGATTATTCTTAATCGCCTTCGAAGCGTAGTCGAGCCAGAAACTCGTAAGATTTTCAATAATATGTTGAAAACAGTGTTCAACAGTATTGAAATTCTTGTTCTTGTTCAGAGAACACCGAGTCAAAATTTGGTCGCTAAGCATAGATTTCTTTAGTTCCGTAACTTACGATTAGACTTTACCACACAGATATAAAAAGTCAAGCGTTAACGCTTAAGAACTTGGAACAACAACTTTTTCAAGTCGTCATCCGCCAAGGTCTTTCCGTCAAGTAACTTGAAACAGAATGCCGCCCGATTGGTTTCACCGTAGGCAGAAAGGATAGCAACCGCTTGACCTTTACGGCTTTCGAAATCCTTCTTGACCGTATTGACAAAATTCGTCATACCAGTCACAATCTTCTGAACTTCCTTGTATCCATCACAGATACGAGAAACGTCGCCACGGATTTGATTCGCCAGTTCGAAATCAAATTGAGTCGCCACAGCGTTGTAGAACGTGGTGTAGTCAGGCTTCTCCATAGAAATCCAAACGTCAACCACCTTTTCAAACGAAGCCAATTGCGACTTCATGTGATGTAAAGCGAGATACCAAGCGCCCTTGACTTTGTGAATCGCTTGACCGTCTTTGGAATACACACAGACACCTTCCTTACCCTTCCACGCGTCAACGTTGGCGAGTAAGTCTTCCACGGTAGTAAAAGTGTAGTATTCAGGACGACGGCAACCGAAACCCTTCGCGAGAGAATCGAGATAGTCTTGTTGGAACAGGCTATACGCCGGTTGTACCAATCCGCCATCGTGAAAAACGCCGCCAACCAAAACCCAATCCGCCTCGTCACCGTATGACAAGACGATTCGTTGGTTGGGAGAGGTCCATTCAAACAACAGAGAGAATGGCCAAGTCTCAAAATATGGCTGATAAGTGAACACGTCCGGATACTTTTGCTTGAACAATTCAAGTTCGTGACCATTGTCAAGAGCATAGGCATCAACGGTTCCTCGGGTTCGAAGGATAAAGTTGCCCTTATACTTCGAGACAATCAAAAGTGAACCATCAAGTTTTTCAGTGATGACAGCGCCTCGAAGGTCGGTAGGGACAGGGAATTCCTCAGGCTTCTCACCCCAATTGGTGAACTTAGGGAAACCCGCAGAAATCAATTCGCCTTCGTTGTTCCAAACAGAGGAACGAAAGTGTTTGTTGGTTCGGTTCCAAGATGCTCCGATGTGGACCGGCTGAACCAAGTGAACCACTTCACCATTCAAGATGTGTTCGTGGACCATGAAATTCACACGGTCGATAGAGTCTAAATCAATTTTCATTGTCTTCCTTATAAATTTTTATGATTTTGATGGCAGTCTGGAGTTTACCGATTTCTTCGCCAATGTAAACAACATCCGCCTTATCACCAGCAAGATAAACATGGCTTCGTTGTTTGGATATTTCCAATTCCAACGTTTTGATGACTTCATCTAAATTCATGGTCAGACTTTACCATAAATTTATAATAAGTCAAGCCTTACCTTCTTAATTTTCAATCTTTTTTGTCCCGCACACTCATCGCTATGCCAACAATCAGAACCCACGGGACACAATTGAACCTCTTTGAATTTCCTTTTGGTGAGACAATCCGGACAAACGACGTAGCCGGGGTGAATGGTTCCAAGTTCGTCACGAACCGTCTTCCAATATTCTCTCATTTCTGATTCACTTCGCCACAGATGAACCGTAACGTAATACCGAACACAACACGGCGAAAATCCAGAATGAAGACCACATTCAATTGTTTTATATAAATGTAACAGACGAGTCTTAATGTCTTTTTGTTTGAGTTTTTCCATGTTTTTTCTTTCGGTTTTTTAGATAGTAATTGTGACCCCTAACATAAGTGTTGATACACTCACACATATATTCTTCCATCCGTGGTGTCCATTCTATAGCATGTTCGATAGCCCAATACCAAGCCTGCCTCTCGTCACGTAATTGGTATTTGGTGACGTTGTTTGTTCTATCGGCCCAATTCTGTTGAGGATTGTTTTTCCATTTGTTCAGAACGTGGGCAATTTCATGAAGAGCAATGGCATAATTTTTCGCCTTGTTCAAATGACGTGGAATGAGAATTCGTCGAAGATTGTAAAGCGCAGCAGAATTACCGGCATGATAAACATACCGTCTCTTTATATTGTGTTTCCTACACAATTTGAAAATATGTTGTTTGTAAGTCATCTTTTTAACATACTTTGAGTTTGGCAAATTCTTGAATAGTCAATGATATTTCGTTGGTTTCATTTATGACTTCTTGTAGCATCTTCTGACCTAATTCAGCATACAAAGTAAAAACTGATTCACGAGTACCTACGAAATTCGCTTTGCTTCCATTAGAATAATCCACCACCAGTTCGTATTCACTATCAGACTTTCTACTTTGTCTGATGGATTTGATATACACAGATTGTCTTTTCATATCGCCGATTTTCCACTCCCAATCCGTTCTGCTCGAAATGACAGAAAAAATTTCTCTTGACTATCATCCACAATTTTGCCTCGTTCTGAGATTCTATATTGTTGGATATGTTCTGCGACTCCGAACCTTTCTGAAAGGTCGATGTCAATTATATCACCCACAACCAAAGACATACATTTAACGTAATTTGGGTTATCGCTTCCAATATAAATATTGTTTCGACCATCCAAGAGGATATGAACGAGGGTTTCATACTTCAAACGTTTTTCTGCTGTGTTTGGCGGCGGAGGGCAACTCATAACATTCCAATGTAATAGGCAAGAATTTTGGTGGTGAGATTTTCGTTATCTATGTTTACTTCAATGACAACATACTGTTCGATTTTTCCATCTTCCACTACCAAATCAATCACATCATCTCGAACTAGATTCGTCAATTCAGCATAGGTGGAATTGAATTCATAGAATGTTTTAGTATCCACAATCTCAATCCCAGCGTCAATGTATTTGAATAGAATTTCCACCTTTGGTAGCACCCTCGCTGGTGTAGGTTCGCCATGATGAGATGAAAATTGTGGCGACCACGTATTAGGCATGTTCGGAGTCACCGAACCTGTGAAGGCATACATTGACATATAGTGAGGCATTATACCCCACTATGGAATTGAAATCAATTTATAAGAAGTCTCACCAACGGTCGTCTGGTGAGAATCGAACGAATGCGCCTATTAAGACGCCGAGGATGAACATGAAGAGAGGGAACATGAATATGGGGTTGTTTAAGAAAGCATGAAAAAAGAGGGCAGAACCGATACAAATTGACACCATGTTGTTCATACTATCATTAGGTCATCTCCAAACAATTCTTTCACCTGATTAACAATACGACATTCAAATGCTTCATTGCCGGCCTCAGGTGGAGTCACACCCGTTTCGATTCTTTGACTGAGATATTTCTTTGGAGAAATCAATTTACTTGTCGCTTGGTGAATTAAAGCAGCAATCATGCCGGTGTCTTTGCCTCCGAGAGAATTAGCCAAATTACTAAGACTTGTCTTGAGTGTTGTCAATTCTTCCAACTTCTCAACGAGAGACATTGTTTCGTAGTTCTTATTCATACATCTTTTCTTAGTAATCTTCCGATAGTGTATCCGAAGGCGAACACAAACACACAGAGAATTGTGTAATCGGAAATGGTCATTTGTTAAATAATCAAGAGGCCACGAGCCTCACAACTACGACAATTCAGTGGGTTATGAACACCATTTGCTCCGGTATCACAATCGTAATTGGTAGCGCAATTACGAACAAATTTCTGTAATTTAACCAAGTCATCGGTTACACCACCATCACCGAGAGTAGTGGAAAAATTGTCTTTAGGTCCGAGTTTTCGGATAAGTTCTGCCACCGTTCGACCAACTTCATTTTCGTAACGGTAATTGGTTCCCCCGTCATTAACACCTGAACGAAGATTGTCAAATTCATAAGTGACGAGTGGATCATTTGATACGTCACCGGTTTTTTGTTCTACAAGGATTTTAGTTATCTTCAACTTCATGACGGAGTTGAAGTTGATGATGAACACTTCTTCGCCAATCTCAAATTCAGTATTAACTTTCATGTGAGTATTTTACCACACGACTATAATAAGTCAATCGAATTTTTAGTTTAATTTGGCTTGAATCCGTGTTAGAGAATTTCGCTAATGGTATCCCAGAGAGAACGTTCTTCCCTTTTTGATTGGGCGAATTCCACAAACAATCCCATGTGATGTTCACTCACTACACCCTCGGAAACGCCATCCATGAAGTCTTGGTATTCATCATCTTCAAGGTCGTTCATCCATTGGTTCAGAACATTTTGCGCCCACTCAAGTTCGGTGGGGTCATTTCGTTCCAACATTTCGTCAATCCATTTGATGTCTAAAGGTTGTTGTTCGTTCATAAAAATAAATAGGTTAGAATTTGTCAAAGTGGTCGCAATAACCACTCACGTCTTTGGCAGAAACTTTGTCGAAGAAGGGATGAATCAATCGGATGTAGGCGTAGAACAAAATTCCCACGAACACAACGTAGAATACGGCTGGTATGAATCGAATGACTGCCCAAAGAAATTGGAATGTGTCTTTCATACTTTTACGAGAACCCTTACTGTTTGTTCAACATACTTCACTTCGTCAACGTGGCCTTGATTATCCATTTGAAGGATGATTTGTTTTCCGTTTATGTCAGTCAATGTGAACCGTTGCCAAGAACATTCCCAATGTTTTCTTCCACGATATTGTCGGTATCTGCCTTGAAGATATTGGTCTTCCCAATTCTTTTGTTCTTCTTTCTCAAGATGCCAGAACTCGCCATGTTGTTTATCAGGATTTTTCTGTATCCAATAACCGTGAACTTGGTGAATGTCAGGATACCAACGGAGGGATGGTCTGAACTCATATTCCAACTTCCATCCAGCAGGCAAATGCCACGGACCAGTCATCCAATTGGTTAGTAATCCCCAAGTGATATTCATGGAATTTTATTGAGAAATGTATTGATGGCGTAGTCTCTCACTTGTTTCCATTCGTAAAGACTGTCTTGAGCAGAGTCTCGGGCCATTTCAAGCCTTCGAAGGTTTTCCTTCGAATTGGTGACTGGACAAATCTGTCCAAAATTGCCTTGGTCATCATTATGTTCAACCCATGTAACTCTAACCTGTTGTGCGGCCACTTCCGCCTCCGCTTCAATGACCAAACGTGTTACTCTTTCAATCTCTTGTTCAGCCAGTCTTACAATGACCTTCGCTATATCAGAGTCAGTGAGTTTTTTGTAATTACGCATTATTAAGCCTTTCTACCAACAAAAATCCACTCACCTTCCTCGGTGGCTTCGAAAACAAATTCGAAGTCCCGAGGCGCTAACAGTTTGACCGCTGCCTCTTGTTGTTTTTTTGTAACTGACTTTTTCCCTTTGGGATTGTATTGACGATGTAACCAAAAAAGCGTCGCCATTCCCTCTCCAGTAACAGGAAATGGCAACGTCACCTTGATGGTGAATTGTTTGTTCATGACGCCGACCTTAGTAGTGACGACTTCAACAAGTCTTTATACATGATGGCAGTCTTGGTAGTAATCGCCTTCCGAACCTCCGGAGAATCAACGATTTCACCCTCGCCTTCTCGGATAACATCCTCAACCATGGCGGCCAGAATCTCCCTCATTTTCTCCATACAATGACCGGGAATCTTGTCGAGAACATGTTCAAGGCGAGTCGCTGTAACCCACTCGTTGGCGACTTCGAGAGCGCCAGCCAATACGGCCTGTTTCGATGGGTCAACCACCTGTCGTGGTGTGGCTGTCTCTTTGAAGTCATCACCCTTATGTTTCGAGATAACTCGGTCCTCGTCATTCAGTCTCACTTCGATAAGTGGCCGAAGAACGACACCCTCTCGTTTCCGAGGGTTTTCGATTCTCTCGCCGCCAAGTTCGTGGTGGTCCTTGACAATCTTGCTGACACCATTTCGGATGGCCTGTTCGCTAGGTCTGTCCCTCTCCCTATCGAGGGAGGCTAGGTCAGTTGTCACCTTGGCGTAAGGAACGAATTCAATACCAAGTTTCTTACTGACTTGTTCAGCGTTAGGAACGTCGAGCCATACGTTACCGATTTGAACATCGAAAGCGATGAACTTCAACACCGGTCCGTAAGTCAATGACATTTTTTGTTGGCTGCCACCGTAGGCTTCACCGAAGACGGTAATTTTCTTGTCAGCAGGCAGACCCAATTCCTTGAAAGCAAGATAAAGGGCCGCTTGGTCAAAAAGCGCTACGAATTTGTTGTAAGACTCTCCACCACTGAAAAATCGAATACCGTTCAGGGTTGAGCCATCGAGGGCATCATAAGAGATGTGCGCCGAAGTTCCGTGAATCTTCTCAAGAGCGTAACACTCTTTGAAAAGAAGAACTTTCTGGTCTTTATATAAATTATTTATGTGAAGGTATCCGATAAATCCTTTCCGTCAATCTTACAGATTGTCTTGGTTAAATGTTACTTCTTTTTTGTTCTGCTATACTTTTCTTTTTCCAACATCTTTCGTGTCAACTGAACACTCATTCGAGTTGCCACAGCAAAATCCTCGTATCCGTGACCAAACCACCGATACAACCAAGATTCCTGAAAAGGATTCTTGTTCGGTTGATTCAAGGCGTTTGTCCACATTCCACAGATTTCTGCTAGATATGCGGCGCCGACTCGGTTTCCCTTTTCGAAGGTCGCATTGGCCCTCGAAGTAAGGTCTTCGAGAAATTCATTTACTGCTGTCTGTTGTCCCGTTTCTAGTTTCATGACTCACCGTTCCAAGTTCAATTTTTTCAATTCTTTTTTGTTAAGTGACCGCCTGTGTCTGGCCAACAATGCCTTCGCTTTGAAAGAGTGGGCAACGTCTTCATCATTTGTCAATATCTGAACGCCACTCTCGGGGTTTGTCGCTCCCCTCGTCGCCATGTAAAGAAATTCCTTCCCCATCTTATTCTTGATTGCCTTGACTTCACCCAACTGAATCAACAATTTGATGGCATCGTCAATCAATTTCTTGAGATTGCCGGTTTGCCTTACGTTGGTGAGAGTCAACCATGCCATACAGGTTTTCACTTTCGGTATTTCAACGGTCAACTGATTCACTGTGAATCCCATCCAATATCGACATTGGAACACGTCTTGAACGGCATCTTGAATTAACTTTGTGTAATTCGCCTGAGGCCACACCATTTCTGAAAGTTCGATATTCATATTCTTCTTACTTGGTAAAAACTTCAACTCCGCCTTGTTGAACAATCTCAAGGAATGAGTATGTCTGACCGGAAAAGGCGTATCCCATCAGAATATTGTTTTGTGAAGCGCCCAAATTGTAACTGAATCCTTGGAGTTTGACGTAATCAGTGATCGCCTCTGGCTTGATTCGGACGATTTTGGTATTGATGACGTTTGCCATTGACGGTATGTGAACCACTTCGGGAACGGTCGAAATAGTAACCACCTTGACTAGCGGTGATGTAACATACCAACCGGGATGTGGTTGAATCTCTAATTTTCCTGTTCCAGAATGGAACGACACGCCAACCTCATTGATGGAGACATGGTTGAGGAAAAAGAGATAAAACGATAACACAAGGAAAGCGAACACTCCCGCGAAAATACCAACAAAAGTTTTTTCATTCATAAAATTTCTAATTGTGGGATTATTATATCTCACTTTGGTAGATTGTCAAGCAACTTTCTGCTATACTTCAATGAGGAAAAAATGTTTCGGGTCGGTCGTAGGTTACTTTGTCAAATTGAACTTTTTTGTGGGCATCAATGAAAAATTGAACACAGAGAATTCCAAAGGCTTCGAGGCTGATATAAATCTCAGCGTCACCGTTGTTCATTGACATGTTCATGGAAACAACGACACAAGACACTTTCATTGTTCGAATATCACATTCCACTTCATCACCGGGCTTCGATTTTAAGATTGGATGGTCGGCAGGAAAGTCATGGAATGTTTTTTCCACCTTCAATCTATCACCTGTGTCATTTATTTCTACGCGAAGGGTTATCATTCTCCTGCTATTTTTTTGAAAAAATCTTCATCGTCTTTATCATCATCCCAAGGAGACTGATTGTTATCCGGCGGCGAACTTTTAGGTTGTGGCCACAACGGCATACCTTTTCGAACCGAATTAAATTCCTCTTGCGCTATCTGGGCTCGTTTGATTTCTTGAATCATTCGTTTCAATTCATCAACTTCATTCTGTTGCTCAGGTGGAATGAGTTTGGCATTCTCTATATCAACATCCATTTCGACATCACCGTGTAATGTCATATACTCCGTCAGATACGCTATGAATTTGGAAACCTTCATGGTGAGTCTATCATACCACTTAATAAAATTAAGTCAAAATATAAGAAGTTGAGTTCCTATTTATTCCTGATAGCATTACACCCAACATGAAGTATTCTGAATACGTAAAAGAGTTTCTCCAATTGGAGAAGGATGCCAAACTTCTCAATGAGAGGTCCACTCTCCAATTGGAGTCGGCCACTTTCCTTCGAAACGAAGCGGCGAAACTCTCGTCGGTAGATGACAGTAACATGGATTGGAAAGAGAAGGAAGAATATCTCAAGAAACTCGAATCCATGTTGAAACGTTTGGATGTTGAATTCAAATTAATGGCAGTCGATGCTCCACGACAAAAAGCAATCGAACTACGACTCAAAGAGATGATTCAGTATCGTCACATGAACCAATTTGAACCCGAATGATTACCAATTACTATCCACAGATAAAGCGACCTTCAAAGAAGGTATTGAGAAGACTCATTCAGTCACTTGCTATAGACCCACCAGCCATGATTTACGAATGTAATTGTCTCAAATGGAAACAGAATTGGACAATGACATTGGATGAACAAGATTGTAGGGAACTTCGATACAAGGCGTGTCCTTACTGTAACACTCCATTCAAACTCCAATGAACACCAATAAAGAACAAGCAGAACTACAATTGAAATCCGCCTTATGGTGTCTCGAAGAAATTGGTCGTGTTCTCAAACAATATAATGAGTGTCGAACCGAACATGCTAAGCAACCCATTCTTCTCCAACTACAACAACTTAGGTTGAAAATGATAAGAGAAGATGAATGGATGACCGAATTGTTCGGAACCACCAAAGAAATCCAAGACGAAATTAAAAAGTTAAAAGACGAATGAAAAATTTTGCTAAATTAGTCAAAGACGAATTAAAGTCGGCGAGAAAACAACACGGACCAATGAACAGTATCCACGAAGGATATTCAGTCATCCTCGAAGAACTTGATGAAGTGTGGGATGAAGTCAAAAAGAAAACAAGAGAACGTGACCTAAATCATCTGTTGAAAGAACTGGTCCAAGTATCAGCGATGGCTCAGAAGATGGCAGAGGACGTTGTAATGAATAAAATCTATGGCGAGAAAAGATAATCACACAATAGAATTACATATCAAAGGTCATGATGTGACCGTCAGAGGCAACGTGGTCCACGTTCACCACAAAAAGAGTTGTGACACACCTTGTCTTGGCCTCAAACCCGTTCTGGAATATTTGGAAGCGGAGTTGTTTGTGGTCGATGGTTATGTTACCAATGAAGTTGTTGAAGACGAATGATTAATGGTTACGAAGGGTATCGGCAATCAGTTCGTTTTTATCCGGAATGAACAACAACCATTTCTCCACGTCAATCTTCTGTAATACGCCGTCATTGTCTTTGTAGATGATTTCATAGACGGCGCCTCCAATCTGGAATTTCTTACCAAGAACAACACCATAGACACCAAAATATCTGACTCCTACAAATTCGCCTTCTACAAAATCTTTCAAATTCTTTGGAGCAACGAAAACTTCGACTTTGTTAGTTACAAAATTGACGTGAGTTGTTTCTTTGACGGGTGAAGTGTGTGGTCGATTGTAAAGAAAAATGCCGTAAGCCACTATGAATAAACTCAATGCGACCAAAGCATAGTCACATTTATTTATCTTCGCGTCTGCTTCGGTTTGTGGTGAAGTTAAACGGCTAAATATGTTCGATAATTTAATCCACAATTTTCTCATGGGCATACATATTATACCTTGAGTGGTGAATCAATTATTTTATCAAATTCAGAACTTTGGAGATTATGTTTCAAAAGTAAAGCGTCAATCTTCCTCGTAGCAACAGCAAGACCCTCCCTCACACTTTTCTTTTGCCAGTCATTGTATCTCTCATCCCAATTAGGATGTTCCTCGTAGAATTCAATCACTCTCACAAGAGTTTTGGCGGCTCCTGCCAACCAATCGAGTTGGACGTTATCAGGAATGACGGCAAGACCGCTATGTTCACTTATTGGATACGGTTCCCAATCACTACGATTTTCCTCGGGCAAATACATGCCGGGAGCAATCAATCTCGCTTTCGTTTTTGAGAAAAATTCAAGTGTAAGTTGTGTGGAGTCGAATCGGTTCTTTCCGTATTTCGGCCCCTTGTCAACCACATAGTCATTTACTTTATCACACCAACGACTTTTTACATCACCATTAAGAGTATTAACCAAATACCCATCCCACCAACTGTATCCATTGCCTATAACGAGGAATAGGTGGTCTAACACCTTCTGTTCACTACGAAGGTAGTTAATGTCTTTATAGAGTGATGGATACTCTACAATGCTCTTGGCGATGGATTCTTTAAGATACATGATGAATATTTTTTACAAGGCTCATGTTAAATTGAATGTTTCAGTCAGTTGGTTGTATTTCAGTTCTTGACCGTCGTTTTTGAAAATTCGGAATGAAATCACCTTAGCGTTCAATAACCCTTCTTCGCTAAGATAAGAACCGAGACGACAGGCGGAAGGCAAATCCACGTCGAATTGTCCATCAGGCAGAAAAATGTTCAAGCAATCGCCCTTAACTTCAAATTCAAATCCACACGCCTTGGCCCTCATACGTTCGGTTGGTAACGGAGTGTACTCCGATTGGTAGCGTATGCCAGATTGAAGATTTTGGCCTCACTCTCAGTGAGTTCCACTCGCTTCAACACTTCATCCATAGCGGTATCCACCAAATTGTATGGTTTCAGGTTCGGGTCTTTCGGTTCGGTTCGTTGTATAGATTTCATGTTGGGTTATTATACTCCACTTGGGTTATTTGGCAATACGTTTTCGTTTGGTGTAACTTTCCATTCACCGATACGAATGAGTTCTTCTTTGATAGCGAACCAATCCGTTTCAGGTTCGAAACCGGCCTTGTCGTCAAGCAAAATGTTGAAATAGAATTTCTTCGAAAAGTCGGCTCGTTTGGTGTTCGCCTCCAACGGATTGGCATTGACAAAATCAATCGTCACACCAGACAATTTGAGATTCACCAACACACTCTTCACTTCCTCGAAATGGCTTGATGTCCAAAGAATGATTTTGATGTCAGGTCGGTCACTGAACCATTGAAGAACTTCGAGAGCGCCGGGATAAAGTTCAAAGCAGTCATGGAACGGCTTGGCAATAGTTCCGTGAAGGTCCACCACGACGTATATGGTATCCCAATTCCTTTCTGCCTTCAACCGAAATGTCTCGCTAATGTTGAATGTATTCATAATCCCAAAAACCTTTTCTATGTTATACAGATTCATTCTCAAGAATGTTTTCAAACGCCTCAAACTCTAGCCGTTCGTATTCGTAACTCTTTCGTTTAACGAGAATGTCGTATGCTTTTATACACGCCTTGATCGTATCATTGTTCTTGACAAAATCAAGCGCCTTTGTTTGTTCGATGATGTTCTCACGATACGCCTTTTCTTTATCAAATGATTCCCATTCGTGTAACGCCACTTCTTTGATAGTTCCATCTTTCCACTTGGCAATTTCCTCCCGTGAGAATTGTGGTTCGGGAGTGAGATGGATGTCGTCGGCAACATCACAGTAATAGCAATCCGATTCAATACGGTCCACAACAATTGCCCTACAAGTTTTGAGTAGGATTTCAAGGGTAGGAACGGAGAAATATCGGTCGCCATGTTTCTCTTTTAGAATCATGAGGTAGAGATACTGAGTCTCGTTGTTGAAGTGGATTTCCGAATGTCCCTTGCCCATGGCATTAAAAATCTCAACGTATTGTGACGCCAACTCCTTCGTAGCGACATTCATTATGAAATTCCTCTCTCCTGTGGGAGTAAGTTCGGTAATGTTGAATCCGTATCCAAGACCGAAACGACATGTGGTAACGTAGTGGTAGGTTTTACCGGCCAATTTAAAATCGTATTCCTCTTGTTTTTCGAAGGCATGTTTTGGGTTGGAATATCCTCCATTTCTTTCGGGAGCCAAGATAGGATGAATTAACGAAAGATCCTTCTGCCCGCTGGGAAAAGTGTGTTCCTTGATGCTCCATCCCTTAGCGATAAGTTCTTGTGTGTTTTCTTTGGTAATAAGCATATTCATTTTCGTTCGTTGGATATTCTACAATGGATACATTCCGAGTCATAGGTTCCGTCTGGTCGTTCATAGACACAGTAACCTTTTGGATTCACAGGACAATACCAACCAAATTCTTTACCACAATCTTGACAGAACATGGAAACACAAGGCGGGTCTTCTGTTTCTAATTCTTTCCGTCTCGGATTATCTTCCCATGTCTGAACAATATCTTTTTGACGAGGGGAATACATTAATTTCCCCTTGGCAACATTGAGATGTTTACATTCACGGGAAATCTTCCCGAGTTCGGATTGAGAGTTAAAAATTCTCGCCTCAAGAGCAATCCGTAACTGTTGAATTTCATTGAGTGAGTTGTAGTTCATTTCAATAACTATAATGAATCATCAGGCGTAATTCTCCATCGAGGCCCGTCGCCTGTTTGAAGGCTTGTCGATACAATTCAATGTCACTCTCTACGATAAGAACACTTGATTCACTGTTACTGCGTCCGCCGAGAGAGGCAATCTCAAATCCGAAAACCCCACCCTCGTAATCTTCGTAACTATCTGAACCAAAACAATGAAATTCCATTTCGAGTTCATGAATTTCAAGTTCTCGGCTGTTGATTTGTCCATTGAATCGTTCAAGTGAACCTTCCATCGGGAAAAATTCAGACGCCTTGAAGCGAACACCAAAAAGAACAATCTCTTTCGAGACTAACGTCATTTCGTAGGGCGTTCCGTTGTCCGGATTATACTTCGTGACTTTGGAAGTCACGTCTTCTCGGCGGAGAACATTTCGTCCGGGCAACCCGAACACCAATTTTGAATGAACGTCTAGGCCCATGTTATACCAAGCCTCCTTTCACCATGTCAACGGTGAATTTGTAGGTCTTTCCGTTTTTCTTGGAAACGGCCAGAATGGGGGATTTGGGGGAACGGGGTTTCAAACCAGTGATGGTGTATCCCTCACCACGGAAAAGGAAAAGACGGTCAAGGTCGCTGGATTGTAACCCATACATCGGCGCCAAGGCCGTGAACGATTGACGGTCGCTGCTTTGAACGACACCATCACTACTCACGACAGACGATTCAATCTTGAATGTCGCGTTCGTAGGGTTAAAACGGGCGCCTCTATCGGTGAAAGTGATACCATACTTCTCAGCGATGGGCTTGAGGGCCGCGTTGATTTCGTCGTGGATGATTCGAAGGTTTGTTCGGTCAAATGATGTAATATTCATATTGGTGATACTATAACAGAGATTTATAATATGTCAAGCAGAACATGTGATTTTTGGTCTTTTTGGGTCATATATAATGAATATGACACACACCAATCCGTTATCAATGTTAGCCATCCTTCGTGATGACCCTCAATTAGCCGAACGACTCGCCAAAAAGACCGCCGAAGTCAAAAAAGACAAAGCCAACCTACTCCAAGCGGCTGAACAATACACCGAACGATACCAACAGGAAATCGAAGAGGGAACACGAAAGCATCACAAGATGTTATCCGAGGGAACGAATGACGGAATGACCGAATCAGAAATTTTCTCAGGCAAATTCATTCCAACCAAATTTACTCCCATCATGAATTTCTTATACTTTATGATGCGGGATTACGAAAAAGAAGAATCACGAAGTCGCCTCAGTGAAGTCACCCAACAGGTTGTTGACGACTACGGCTACAAAGAAATTCTTAACAAGATGATTGACGACATCAATGAAGACGATGTTGCCATCCTCGAAGAAATTCTCTCCAAGAATGTCAATAGTCCAAAGGAGATGATTAGTTATATCTATCAGAATGCCTCATTGGAGACATTCAAGAAGGTCAAGAAGTTGAAGGCTCTCACCAAGAGTTCAAATGTTTCAGAAGCAACACTGGCGTTTCAGAAATGCCGTGAGTTGTGTGATAAATACAAACTTGAGTATGACCGAATCCCCTGTAACATTACTGACTCGGATTAAGCGGCGTTAATACTCCACTTTTCGATGTGATACCGAAGTCTCTTTGGATTACGTTTTGGAATTATCCACGTTCGTATCCACTTCTCAAGACTCTTTCGGCTCATACCAATTGAGTCGTTGTGAGCGGAATTCAACTTTAGTTGTGAATGATACCCCGTTGGGGAATAGAATGTGATTGTTGCCTTAGTTCGACACATACGGCTTGATAAACGTTTCCATTTGGCATAACTAATGTAGAAGGTTCCTTTTTTGGAATATTCACTTTTCTCCCATGCCTTGCGGTCACGCCTCTCCATGTCTTCTCTTAATTCTTCACTCGTCATCTTTCATACTTTCCAAAAGAGAATTCCAATCATCCTCCAATTTATCACCACGAGCCTCATCGGTTATCACGCCGTAGTTGTTGTATAACGAATCGTGTTCCTTAGCCCATCGGTTCATCAGGTCAACTCTCGCCTTGAACTTATCAGGAGCATAAACGATTTCTTTAGGCGAACATGAACAATCCGAACCACGAACCAATATGCCATCAGGATATTCCGACTTGAACGTATTGATGGCGCAGGCAACCAATTCATCCCTTGTTTCGAAACGTTCAGTAGGTTGCCCGGCTTTGTATCGACCCCACTTACTTGTTTCATCTTTCTTGTTGAGATACTTCGCCTCTTTGGCAGACATGGGGTGTTTCAATTCGATAGGCTCTTTATCGAACCGATAATCAAATTTTATGGCGCCCCAATAGTGTTCACCACCAATAGCGGCGCCCCACCAGTGAATGGCAAGATGAGCAACCATTCTTTTCATTTTATGCCTTCTCTTCCAAGCCGGGAATTTCCTTACGAGACGTAACAACTTCGTCAATCAATCCAAAGTTCTTAGCCTCTTCGGGAGTCATGAAATTGTCACGTTCACAGGCTTTGTTAACGTCGTCGATACTCTTACCGCTGTGACGTGAGAGAATCTGATTGAGTCGGTCTTTCAAACTCAACATGTATCTGGTTCGAATTTCTACATCGCTTGCTTGACCCCAAGAACCACCCATGACTTGATGAATCATAATGTTGGAGTTAGGAAGGGCAAAACGTTTCCCCTTCGTTCCACCAGATAACAAGACTGCGCCCATTGAGGCAGCCTGACCAATACAGTAGGTGTTTACGTCACAGGTGAGGAACTGCATGGTATCGTAAATCGCTAGACCAGCAGTAACGCTGCCACCGGGTGAATTGATGTAGAGATGAATCTCCTTCTTGGCGTTATCCATCTGTAGGAATAACATTTGGGCGATGATAAGATTGGCCGTGAAATCGTTGACGGGCGTTCCCAAGAAAATGATTCGGTCAACCAAGAGTCGTGAGTAAATGTCATATCCACGTTCGCCGCGGCCAGAGGTTTCGATGACCATTGGGACCATAAAGTTTTGAGGTTCGTTGTTATCTGTATTCATAGTTATTATTTTTCTAAGGTGTAGTAATACTGAAATTTTTTGACATCACCGAAACTGTTTTTCCAAGATGAGTTACGAATCTTGTTGGCGTCTGCTTCATTTTCAAAGTAAGCAATGGAAGGTGGTCTTGAACCCAATCCAAGTCTGTTCCAACCACGATAAAACATGATAGTTCCGTCTTTCTTGAATCTGGCCCTATGACTGATAAGAGTCTTCTCAAACTTGTGGGCGCCATTCCATCGTAACCAACGATAGAGTTTGTGTGTGAATGGAAATTTACTCGCCATACTTCTCCGCTTCCTTCTCACCAAACTTCGCGTTCAATGCTGTGAGATACTTGAGAGTCTTTATCTTTGCCATCCAAACACCGCCACGGTGGGCGCCTGTTCGTTCTCTCCCTTTACAAACGACACCCTCGAATACGTCATACTTTCCGTCCCGAACGTCTTGTCTGAATTGGTCAGAGAGATTGCCTTCGTAAACTACCTTGGGAATCTTCAAGTCAAATTTGGTTGATAGTTTAACAAATTCTTGTGGCAGAAGAAACTTTCGATTCTTGTGACCCACCATAATGTCAAACAACATTAGTTCTTTTGGGTCACTGGTTTCGTGATACCCAGCGAAGGAGTTCGGACCAATGAATTCGAGAAAGACAATGACTTCCCTCTCATTGGGGAATTCGGACTCAATCAGATTCACCAACTTATCCTCGTAATCACGATAGAAAATTGGAACCGCTTGACCCAAGAAAGGATGACCCTCATTGAACAATTGTGTTCTGCTACCAAACAATGTGAAACCCTTTTTGTTGGTGTATTTCACTCTGATATTGGAACCATCAAATTTCTCGAAGGCAATACACGGTTGACGTGGCGCCTGTGACGATGGTAAGATTTTTGGGTATTCAATCATTCGATTCTATCACTTTTCCAAAGGTATCGTTTGCCAATTATCTTGGCGTAAGTGGTTTTAACCATCACATAAACAAACATAACCAAGAGAAGAACAAAGGCCCATACCCCTATGAAAAATCGTTGTATGGCATTATATTGTTCTAGTGGTTTTCTCATTTCTTCAATCGGTATCCTAATTTACGGAGATGGTGTAATGACCGCTTCATTTCCTTCCTCAGAAGTTTCCTTCGGATTCTAGCGACATTCGAGACAAGATACAGGAACCCATTGGGGGTGTAAAGATAAAAATATCCTTTTCTTGCTCGTTCGAATCGCTTCATGTCATGACGTGTCGCTTCATCTGTTCGGTTTGAATCACCACATGAACCCTTGAAGCCAAGGCAGTCAAGTTTTCGTCAACTCGTTTATCCGAAATGTCTTCAACGTGAGAGGCATCCCAATCATACACTTCACATTCAATACCCAAGTCTTTCAGGACTCTGCCGATTTTGACTGCTAATGTCGTTTTGCCTGCTCCAGCGATGCCGGCGATTCTTATGAATACTGTTTTGTCTTTCATTTGTATCTTTTCTTTAGTAGTTCCAATGATGCTCGAACGGTTTTTTCCAAAGTGGTGTAGATGGGAATGTGTGACCGATTGCCTTTACGTTTAGCGTCTTCCACCCACATAATGTCAAGGTAGTTCATCCGATAGGCGTCTCGGGGACGGCCATAAACCATTTTATTTCGTTCCCTTGCCATCCAATAACCATGTTCATGATTTGTGGTCAAACCAATCAATTCCTTTGTTCGGGGTATCCAAAACATGATAACGTGACTCCGTTGTAATCCTTCGAATTCCCACACAGGAATATCGTAACGACACTGGTCAGATTCGGCCTTGTTTTTGAATTCAGGAACAATCAACTGAATGCTTGAGAAATCATTAAACAAACTAGCCGCCTCTCGACGCCATGAAACCAAATGAGGTTGATGTCCTCGAACCGTAGGGCCGGCTAGGAATACGGTCGGAAGGCCGAAATCTACATCTTCCATCGCCGTATCGTAGAAAACTTGTGTTATCATGGGAATAATACAATGACTCGTTTGGATGGGTCATTCCTCAATGTTTCCCATTCCTCGACTTCCATACAATTGTCTTCGGCGCTGGCGCCGGTATTATATATCTCGGCCTCATACTCGTCAGCGTTTGGAGAAACACAATCTTCGTCAACCCCACGAAGGCCACGATAACCATTGCCTTCGCTGTCTTTTTGAAGTATCACTTCCGTTTCATCCAATGAAGTTGGAAGTTTGTTTATGTAATCACGTAAGTCTTTGAGTTTCATATTTGTTCAATTGGTGGCTTTCAAGTAAGGAATGTCTTCGGCGTGAACTATTCTCACGTCATTCGACAAGACGTAATACATCACAGCCTTTTGTCTGTAGTGTTGGATGGTCATTTTGACTATAGCAACCATCTCTTCCGGTTCACACATGATTCTGACAGGGATGACTCGTTCGGGATATTCAGTTCCCTTGAACACCCACTTTCCCTTAGCGGGTGACATGATGGTTAATCCACCAGAAATCCTTTGGACACGTTCATCCCAGACCTTGTGATGCCGGGTCTTGATAGGCTTTAAGGAATCTCCGTAAATTGTTGGAACTAGCACTTCGTAAAGGCATTTCATAATTCGAGATAAGTTTACACCATTTTATAAATTTGTCAAGTGTAACTTTCGACCGCATCATGTTTAAATCTTTGTGGACCCACATTAAATTTTCTTTGGTATAACCCTTCGAGGAATCGAGTCGGTCTAGCGAAGCGCTTTGGTCTGTTCTACTTTTTCCGTGGCATCTGGCAAAGGTTAGTTCGACACCGGACAAGGCACATTTTCTATTTTGGTCAAGAAACAATTCCCAGATTTCTTCTATAGAGGTATGGAATGGAATGGAACGTTTCTCAGCATTATTTGTGATTTGATGGAAATATGTGAGACTTATCTCACCGAACCCTTTCCATATTCCATTCGCTCTTTGACACCCACATGATTTCATTGGGTGATTTTTTCGAACCAAATTATTTGCTAGGGCCACGAATTCTTTTCCACAATCACATTTACAGTTCCAATAATACTTTTTATTGCTCAAATCGTATCTATTGAAACCTGTAATGAGAACAGAATGAGTTTTTATACCTGTTAAATCCTTCATACACCATACATAGTGTATGAGATTTTGAATCTGTTAAAATTTCGTATGACAACCGTTATGACTTCATAAATTATGTCGTAGTTTAACACCATCCACTTCAATATGGTCTTTACTTATACAGGTGCCATGAAAAGATTTAGCATCCAACGTATGCTTTTGATTTATGAAAGCAAATTTGATACCAATTGAACCTAAAATCATCATGGTAAACATGACTTCTAATGGTTTTTTTCGACTAAATCGGTCATAGTCTTCCATGACAAGAAAATCAGGAGGCAATTCGGACACAACTTTTTTCGGACATTCATTTTCGGTTAGTGGTTCTCCTTTGTTTTGCCAATATCCTTTTCTCCATTGCTCTATTTTACCATGAAGTTTTCCACTGTTCAGATTATGTCGTTTAGCCCAAGCGGAACGATTTTCTTTAATAATATTTCTTACAGTTACACCATGTTCTTCACACCATTTTAAACATAATCCCAGTTGTCTTGGATGTCCATTTCCATTATCTTGTTCTTTGGTGGATACGCGAGTGTATATGTCAGCGATAAGAGTTTTCATAAATCACCAAACATCGGGGCCGTCATACACCTTGCCATCAACAATGTCGCCTTTGGAAATCCAAGGCGTATCAATGTCAGGGTCGGGATGGGCCACTTGATTTTTGTATTCTTTCTTGAGTTGAGATTGTTCGGGTCCAATACACTGTGTCCAATTGTATCCACGATTGCCTTCAACAATGTCAACAAAAAGGCAGTTGGCATCTCCACCACTCATGCTCTTGTAAACACGTTTGACAGTGGCTTTACCACCAGCAAAATCGTCGCTACCATGTGAGATGGAGAATGAGGATGGAACGTAGATTTTGTCGCCCACTTCGGGGATTTTGATTTTAGTTGTCTTCTTGATTGTTTTCATTTTCTTGGTCTTTGATTAATCGGTCAATTACTTTAACAAATCCTTTGTTACCTATCTGCCAAGAGACAGGAACCACAACTTTGAATACAGGTTCAGCATCGGCGTAGTCATCCAACTCAATACGAGTGTGTTTAATTAACGCCTGCCATCGTTTGGCATCTCGTTCAGTCTTTGTCATAATGGAACAGGCCACACTCGACACATTGATTTCGTTCGTTGTGTTCTTCGTGTGAACACTCCGACTGAATGTATTTCATTGTCTCGGTTAACTCGACACTTTGTTTGACGAGTTCCAAGAGTTTTTCTTGATACTCTTCATAAGGCGTTGGTGGCGGTGAAAGGTGTTTGGTATTCTCCGGCGTCATTATCAGACCACCACAACCTATACAATACGGACCGGGTCCAAAAAATTTGCCTTCAATTCCCTTCCGGCTCCACCTTTGATGCCAACAGAAATAGTCGCCGTCATCACTCATCAATCACCTTTCACTTTTTCGTAATTGCCATCTACTTCTCTGTAAATATCGGTCCCAAACCATCCACCGTATCTGAACCAATAGACATGCCTTTGTGTTTCGACACGATAGATACGACGATGTTTAGTGATGTAGAATGGGCCGTGAAAAGCGAATCGTTGTTCGATATTCTTGACCGAATCTGTCGTATCGAAGGCGATGACTTGACTGGCAATGTCGCTCTTGTCGCCTTTAATCACGTCGCTATATATCAGTATTGATACACTGATACACGTTATGATTGCTAGAAAAATTAGAAAATTTCTCATATAAATGCTGAATTGTTTCGTTCGCCCAAATCACCAAATCTTTCAAGACTGGCGTCCAATCCTCGGTCTTCTGCTAACTCCAACAGTTCGCCAGTCTTTTGGTAGTGTTTCATCATTCGGTCATACAGAACGATGTAAACCGCTGCCGACAAATTCGTACAATGTTTCGATGGTATCTTCACAAAGCGATGGCAGTGGCGCTTCCACGTTTGTTCAATCGAACCATCCTCCGGACCAAAAACGTAAACCGCTTTCTCGGGGTGTTCGAAGTCACATAACCACTCGGCGTTCTCCACCAACTCAATTGCTACAGGCGTCACGCCTCTTGGAAAGTGGTCAAAGGGATAATCGAATTGAATCAAGTCAACTTCCTTGTAGCCCCTCAAGCGTTCCTCCCTTGGGATACGTTCCCCGTCATCAAGACGGAAACGATTTCCACTATACCACACTTGATTTGCTCCAAAGCAAGAGGCGGCTCGAATGACTGCTCCCACGTTGGCGGCTTTCTTGGGATTATTCAAGATAATCGCCGGAGTGACGCCAACAGGAGGAGCGTTCTTTCCAATTATTCCATTTGTCGGTTTCATTTGCCAAGTAACACCATACTGAATAGGGCCGCTACTATGAACATGAACAGTAAGCCGTATCGCCATTCATTTATTGTCTTTGCTAGATAGGCGAGAATGCCAGCGAAAAACACAGAACCCCACAATAGGCAGATGACGAGATACGTGGTGTTCATATTAACCCACGGTTAGGCGGTGAATGAAATAACCAACGAGAAGAATCATCCAAGGTCGGAGACACAGAGCCACGATAGATGTCACTTTGCTACTCAATTCTCGTTCATCATCCGATGTCGGAGACACATACTGATATGTGTAGAAACTAAGAACCAGACCGATTCCGAGTGATTGTAACATGGTGATAGCCGGCAAACCGAAGGTTGAAACGGCGAACCAGTTCCAAAGATGCATACCAACGAAGGCGCTGGCGAAGAATCCGTAAGTAGCAAAGATGGCTGTGACGGCAAATACGCCGATGGCCCCGACAAGATACGCTAAGAATGTTTTCATTTTTTGTTGTAACTATTTTTGTTGTTGTTGTTTAACTGTGTATATCCTACCACGATTCTTATATAAGTCAAGCAGAAGGTGGATTTTTTGTTCGATTCCACCAGTCGTTCAATTCTTCGCCTGTCTTTTGTGAACGGTCAATGACACCATGTTCCATTTCCTTGAAGGCATTGAGAATACCCACCCTCACCGGGTCGGCTAATGGCAACTTCAAAAGAAATTTATGGACCTGTAGATATGTCATGTGTTTGTCGTGACAGTATTTCGCAATACGAGTCTCTGGCAGACCTTTCATGAACAAATCAATCATCACTGACACGACTTCTTGTTCTCTCTGATTCAATTTGTCTTTCATATATTTTCTCTGGTTAATTCACGTTGAACGATTCCACTGTTGGCGTAGTGATTGAACACAATACCGGATGAAGTTCCGACATTTAATGAACGGACACTTCCATGTGGCGTAATAGTGACGATCGACTTGCATCGTGACAATACAGAATCGGACAGACCGCTTTGTTCCTCGCCAAAAATCATCACAGGATTTAACGGCCAGTCAAAGTCACACACGTCAATCATCGGATAGTTGACGTTACACTCAATTCCAATCGGAACATACTTTTCGTGAATCATTCCGAAGAATTCCCACTCGTTGAGGCAATGAATGACTGGCGTATAATTGTGTGTTCCCACAGCGCCACGTCTATCCCATCCTCTCTTTCCGCCGATGTAAAATACTTCACGAAAGCCAAAAAAGTTGGCGTTACGAACGACAGTGGACAAATTGAAATCCCCATTGATGTGCATCATGGCAGCAGCCACGGGATACGTTCGTGAGGCAACATATTCCTTGATTTCATCCACGGTCTTATCTTTCAAATGGTCTAATACATTCATAAAAAAAATAGCCGGTGGTGGGTTTGGCCCATTCCACCGGCGTTTGTTGTTTGGTGAAAAATTCTTCTTATTAGGCAACCACGTAGGTTGAATAATTGCCGTTGGACCCAACGACAGTGTAACCCAACCGTTGAACCGATTGATACAGGTCAGAACAGAACACGCCGTTCATCTTGAGGGCGCTCTGAATCTGCTTCAAGGTCGTAAGACCCCGCTTCAAATTCGAATCGAGATAGGCAGACACTCTGGCATCCAAATCACCACTGACAGACGGGACCGAGTTGGATGGAACGGAAGTGATTTGGGTAGGATTGACCACAACCCTAACCGCCGGAGCGTTCACTTCAAAATGATACTCCAAATAAGTTCCGTTGAAAGTTCGGCCGGTGAAACCGAGGGTATCCAAGGCGCCGTTGGTGAGCAACTCGTTCAAGATGGATTTCACGTCTTCGTGGTTAATCCAGAATTTGATGTTTTGGTTGTTGGGTCGGGCTTCGAGGCCGGGCAAATCGAATTTGCCAGAATTGGCTTGATTACGAATGAAAGTTGTAAGGTCGTAGGCCGAAAACAGGCCCTTGGTCTTCAATTCCGTCACTGCTGTTACTACCGCGTCTTCGAGTCTCATATTGGTATGCTATGTTACTTTGTTATTTTGTTTCCGTTGAATCTCAACGTTGTGGATACTCTACCACAACATTAAAATAAGTCAAGCGTTATATACGATAAATGTCGTCCCAATCGCTATCAGGATATTCGTAGTCGGCGTCATCCATACCTTTATGACAGGGATGAACAGAATCAAGTGATTCAGTTTCACCAATCACCACGGCGTCATCCCACATGTAATGTGATTTCCAATCAGTATCAATGCTATGAAGGCAGGTGTATTCAACTCGTTTGCCATTGAGTAATATTGTGTTGGACCCACAAAATTTGGCGGCCTTTTCGGAGAATAATACTTTGTATTTCATAATTCGAGTTTATCCCTAAGACGAAATGCTTCCTTTTCGGTCAACCACGCCGAACCGTCAACATAATTACACTTCTCATTCGAACAATACGAACCCATGTGGCAACCAGTTAATGGCGAGTCACAAAGATTACATTTAGTGTGGTCGGTTGGATGGTCTTTCACAGAGTAAAAATGTGTCTTTGGTTCAGCATCCTCCAAAGCCCTTTGTAATTGGGCTATGTCACGTTCCTTCTCCTTGAGTTCCTTTTTCAATGCTCTTACTCTCTGTTCATCGGTCATGGTGAGTAAAGCAATGTGATTGTGGAAATTGTTGCTATCGGTGTGATTGTCACGACCCGGCTTCATTCCACACATGGCGAAAACGTATTCTTCAAACTTAAACCAATCCATGTAAGCGCCGCTAGCATCTACAAAGAGTGTCAGAATACCGTTCACCTTGCCGAAATATCCACTTCCCCAACATGGAGTCTTCTTGGAAAATTCGTGGTATTGAAACATGAAGCCCGGATTCATCTGTTCGATTTCGACTCGATTGTGACACTGAACCCAGAAATCATACGAGTCACCAAAGACAATGAATTTCACGTTTTTAAGTCTCGGTTCATAGGGGAACGGAAACTTAACCACGTCAATCTCTTGATGTTTTTCGACTTTGGCTTTCTTTTTCATAATGGATAATTTGCTATGAATTTAGGGTCACACATAACCGCAATGAATGGGTCAACCAGTGAATAGAAGCCTGATTTGTAAACTTCAGCAAGCATATCTCTGACGGCCTGTTCACTCTTCAAATCGACTTCCTCTATCATTTTCATGATGGGCGGGTCAATTTGAGTCGGTGACGCTTTCTTCAATATTCTAACCAATTCGGTCAGTGTCATCATAAATCAATCATTTCGTAACCATCGTAGGAGTCAGCAAGATACTGTTTCAGTTCTGTACCACACCACGGACAGTTATTGATTGTATAATAACTCACATTGTCAGGATGGCAAATACCAAATTCAGGTTTGGCGCCACTGAAAGTCGTGTAGAATCGAATGGGATGGTCGGGACAATTGAATCCGTGTTCGCTACATTCATGATTCAATTTTTGGTGTAAACTCTTACAACAAACCTTGATGACTTTCTTTCGAAGAAGTTTTTTGGCCTGTGGTCGTTTTCCTTTGCCTTCACAAATACAACATGGCGAGTTAACGTGGTCTGGTTCTCTGCCTGTTCCGTCACATCTTCTACAATTGTTCATAGTAATTCAACATCCACCTTATTCCAAGCATCCCACTGCTCTTGAGTGTATTTTGCCATTCGTTCCATTCTTGGAGTCAACCACATATTGCCGGTCGAATCAATACCATTCGTATCTCTCCACATGTCTTCAAGACATTGTTCTCCGGGCCACACGGCGTTGTATGGTAAATCAGTGTGAGACATAATTCAAAATTGGCAATCGTTTTCTTAATGGTCGCCACTGAATAGAATCAAAGATAGCATACTCCCCTCCATTACCATCATTACCACAATCCCAATTCGTCATGGCATTTGAACCCCATTGTCTGAAAATCTTCTCTTGTTCAGTTGTCATATTGACTGGCTCCACAACTCTTCGGTCGTAAAGCCAACTCATAACATCTTGAGTTGCTTGAGACAACATACAAGTATCTTCCAATTCACCTTCGCCGGCGTGAACTGTCTGTTTGTGAACAATCAAGTAGTCAACAATTTGTTTGATGCTACAAGGTCCACGGTGAAGGTTATGATTCACCGCCTTCGAAATATTTGTTACTCTTGCGTGTCCCATAATTAGTTTATGTATCCATGTGTTCGATACCAATCAACAGCGTCGTTTAGGTCGTTTGCCGTGACAAACGAATGATTGTTTGATTTAGCCATGTCTCTGGCAAGTTTTAAGATACGGTCTTTCACAGGATTGTTTTCCAAATCATGTGTCGGCAATTCACTCAAAAGTTCATTTATTTTCATGTCGAATTTTAGCCGACAGTTTGTTGTGTTTTCAATCCACAACGAGAACAAGATTGAAAATATTGCATCTGAATGTGTTCTTGAGATTGGCCATAACCATTGTATTTGGTTAACTTATACCGTTGTTCATCGGTAGTAACCCAAATATGTCCATTGACACAAGGATGTGGAATGGAAGGCTTCTCCGCCTTACCACACTTGGAACAGTATTGAAAACCATCCGCTTTGATTTCTCCGAATTTATGACTGAAAAAACACATATTATTGATTCCTTTCGATGTTGATTGGATGATGTTCTGTTACCCACGCCCGATGACATTTCATTCCTACGATTCCGGTAAAAATTCCGAAAACGACTGCTATGATAAATGCCAAAAGTGAGTTGACATCGTTACGCGCCAGAAATGTGGCCAGAAGAGAAATGAGGAAAACGAGAGTGACGATAACAAAAATGGCGATGATAAATGGACTCATATTATTCTTTGTTGAATGTTACTTTGATACCGAACATTGAAAGGAACAGAATCAAAATATTGGCTCTCAAATTTGCTTGAGGGTCTTCATCAAAAGCATCTTGCATGGTTGCTCCCATGATGATTGATTCCAAAATGTATTGTTTGATTTCATCAGCCGGATACATCACCACGTCATCGTGACCATGTATTATTTTCGTCAAATCCGTCGATGGCGGAATTCTGTTTCCGGTTAGGTCGAAACAAATCTGTTTGATTTGTTCCAGCAATTGTTCGTCTGTTAGTTCTGCTACGTTCATTTACACTCCAAAAGGTATTTGATGTTGATTCGATTGTTCTGATAAACAATCAGTTCATCGTTAAATAGTGTTCGGCCACTATATTTAACTTTTCCACCGACTGCCCATGTAGAATCATAACCAGCAGGCGGACCACTTTCCGTTGCTACTGTTGGATAGTGAATTTTGCCCATGGCGAAGTCACAGATATATAACCAACCAGCCGAACCAACACCACCTTGATGCCATCGGTCATAGGTATAACCAAGAGATTTTGTTGATGACTTAGCGCCATAGGCTCCCTCACCGAACAATTTGCCGGCGCTTTTAGCGGTTGAAGGAGGCGCCACTTTCAATCCACTCTTGAGAATACTCAAACAGTTCGCCTCGGATGTTCCGTGAAACACTTCCTCAACGTTGTCAGGTCTGAAAGCATTTGCCATGTCGTGAATCTTCACGATGTAAGCGTTAACCACTCGAATATGGTCGTAACTATGCATTGATTTCTTGCTATCTTCGAACCACTTCACCAAACGTCGGAATTCGGCGCTATTGCCCATAACGTCAAGGTCAACTTTAAAGACTTCTTCCAAGGTGTCTTTGGCGTTCTTCGCTTTATTTGGTTTCTGACCTAATGCCTGAAAAGAGGCTTCGAGGGAGTCAAGAATGTCGGATTGTTTTTCGACAGCGGAAACGTCAGGGAAAATGTTTTCGACTCGGAATTTCATCCCAATGTCCTGAGGAATGAGACGAAGGTAATCGCTGGTAATCTTTTGAAGACATACACCGTAGTCTGACTTCTTGACGTAGGGTAGGGCATCCGCCAGAAAGTCACGAGCCTCGGAGATTGCGTCAGGCGTAACTATACCCAACGGCGTTGAAAATAAGCCAGTTGTATCGGAGAATGAGATGTTCGTCGAAGTGGTGATTTTATGGATGTTTGACCTGACAAGACGAGTAACCAAGTCATTCAGAACCTTATTTGAGGTATCTTTGACCAATTGACGTTTAGCAATTTCGTGAAGATTTTGGTCTTTTACAACCGAAGTTGGTGATATTGAACCACTTCCGATGGTTCCGTCAACCACCCTAGCAGGCGTATATCCCTTTTTGATTTTCTCTTTCTCTTTTTTGAGAAGAAATGATTCGCCGGCACCAGAAAATTCCTTGGATTGAAGGTCTTTTCCAATTCTTCCCCAACGTGTGATAACGTCACCATTATCGTAAAGTTCGCCATACCAAACCTTGTTGGAGTTTACTCCCGCCTCAACGAAAATCAAAGTCAGTTTTTTTGTTAGTGTTGCCATAACATCAATACTCTAACACAGAGTTATAATAAGTCAAGCCTTAAGCGACTACGGTCGAGGGAAAGTTAGCACGAACATCTTCCACACCCACGACGATGTATGACGGATGACCCAACGTGAACGCTAGGTAAGCGTCACCAACACTGGTGCTCAAAATTTCATCTCGTTTGATGTTGTTCCAATTATATCGGTTCGTGGGTTGTCCGTATTGGGCAAATTGATTTTCTGAATGAATTTGACAATTATCCGGAACCATATCCTCCGCCGACTCATAATACAAAATCTGGTATTTTTTCTCAGTCATCATACTGATACATTACCACAATGATATAATAAGTCAAGCGTCAGATTGAAAATTCTTCGCTATCGTCATCGACGACTTCCGTTACGTCATCGTCAAAATTGTGGCCGGTTTCGATACAATTCTCACAGAAACCATTCCACTGTTGAATTTCGTGTTCAGTCACTACATTCTCACAACCACGGCATATCATACATTATCCTTCATCGTTATAATAGTCTTCGGATGTAAATTTAACAAATTCATCAATCTGTTGTTCGATGCCTTCTTTGGTAACATCACGCAACACGTTTGCCTCTTGGCAGGCGATGAACTGTTCCTTGCCTAAGTTGTAGTGAGTAATTGTGAAACCATTGTATGTATAAGGTTTCATCCTTTCACAAACTGGCGGTGGGTTAATCGCTAAACGAAATTCCATACACCTTTGGCAATATCGTCTGCCTTCGTCTTCGGATGTGTTGCTCAATGCCACCGTTCTACGACACGAGCAACACGTAACGTCAATGTAAAGAGGAGCGTCAACCTTGAGTATCGTTTCCATATTTGTCAAATTGGTTTACGTGAATGTCTTTGCCAAGGACATCGAACATTCTAAATTTAACGGGAATATCCATCGTGATGTATCCCTCTTCAAAAAGGTAATTGATGATGTAGTTCGACACCTGCCTGAATTTGTCTTTGGAAATATTGAAAGATTTCACATGAATGTGAACCTTCCAACAATCTTGGCCGGGAAGAGGATTGCCTTCAAGGTCAACCGTTCCAATGGCGCCCATTTTTGTGATTACGTCTTTTCGATAATCAACAAGGTATCCAGCGATTCTCATATTCATTCTTCGTATTCCTCCACACGATTGATTTGGGCTTCGCCATCCAATTCACCTGAATGACACCACACTTCTTCGGGTGTCTGACCATGACGGCCAACATCGTCCACCATTTGCATTTGACGGTCAGCGGCAATCTCTTTTGCCTCTTCCGGTGAATCCGCCTCAACCAAAGTTGTGATTGAGATAGTAACTTGACCTGATACTAAGTATATCATATAAAAAATTCAGTGGTATGTTTGAATTGAAATCCACAACGTTCAGCGAATGTCTTGTCGCTTGTCTGGTCACCAACGAAGATACACTCCGAAGGATTCAATTTGTATTTGACGATGAAAACCGCTCCCATGCCGGGATGTGGTTTCCGACAGTAACAAGATACAGGCGGAATACTGTGAGGACAAAATTGATAGTCGATGTCCAATCCAAGTTGTCGGTTCGTCTCTTTGAGACAGTCGTCAGCATCCTTAGAGGATAAAATCTTTTTCGCTACGCCAGATTGATTCGAGGCGCCCAAGAGAATGTATCCGTCTTTTTGGTATTTTTTGATTACCGTCGTTCGATTGGGAAATATTACTACTTCACTCGGTGTACATGGATAGTCATATTCGCCCAAACTCTCACGAAGATTTCCGTCGTAATCAAGAATCAAAGCCTTGTTGACATAATCACTCGGCCATTCACGAACGAACGGAAATTCTTTAACTTCGACAAACCCCTCTGCCGTTGTAGGTTTCTCGAATACCTTTCGGTAATTGAACAGAGCCACTGGCGGAAAATGATTAGGATTCTTGGTTTTTTTGAAATCCTCGGGCATTAGGAGTCGGCCAGTGTCTTTAACCATTCGAAGACAGGCGTTCAATTGAGCGTCTTCAAAAGATGTAGTGAGTAAGAGACAACGGATTGGTATCTGACAGATTTTTGCCACCTTCATGATGGAGCGCCGACTCTCAACGGTTGCGTAAGTATTATCTAAAACAATCGTTGTGATACCACCCCTAATCAAATGATGGGCTTTTGTGGCAAGGTCATCAAGTGAACCACCTTCGGTATCACGATTCAATCGAGTGTAACCACGGTCAGTAAATTGCTTAACCACGGTGGATTTACCAGCCGCGTTGTATCCCATGATGATGACAATATCTTTCATAATCCTTTGTTGGCAGTCTTCCAATATTGAAATGTTGTTTCGCCGATGACTTCACTGTTATCACGATACGTCTCAAGCAAAATCTTCTGTAGTTGATTGTATTCACCCATCATACCACAAATCCACAAACAACGGAGGATTCGAGTTAGTCGTTTGTAGTTGTGGTCGTGTGGGGTGAGCCAACGGGTTCGAGGCGTTGTGTAGTCAGATTCGAAATAGAAAGCCATGAAACGATGGAAGGCCGTTCTCATGTTAAAATGAATCAATTCGCTAGTGTAGGGATTGGCGCCTCCCATCTCCTTAATATCTTCCGCCGTCAATACAGGCGCTCCATCAAAATGTTGACTTGGGATGTCACTCGGAAAAATCCACTGAATGTAGTCGTGGCCCTTCTCAAGATAGAAGTCATCCCACTTGAGGATGTTTTCAAAATATCGACCACGATGGTCCGGGCCTTGACCTGTTAGAAATTTGATTATCGGTGACATGTTAATCGGTTGTGACATTCTTCCGATACTATACCACCATAGCGGTCACTTGTCAATATAAAAAGACCACCCTCTTTCGAGGATGGCCTTTTGCTTTATGCCTTTACCAAAGCCGGTGTGAACCTTGGAAGTTTAGGGGCGACGTATTTCTGCGCCGTCCCACTGGCCCTATCCGTTACCCACCGAGCGATTGGTGAAACACCGTCTCTGTAATTTTTCCGATAGAGGCCGGTTTCACGAACCACTTTCTGAATAAACCGTTCAGGAACGCCTACCGTTCTCATGATGTGTTTGTTACTGAATCCGAGACTCAATAGGATAGATACTTCACACCACGTAACTTGTTGGTTGAGTTCCGCCCTTGTCATTCCTCCGTTTACCTTGAAAGGTTTATCGGAGTATTTGACAAGACGATTCATGCATTTCGTTTCGAGTGGGCAAGGTTACTCACGGTTACACCTTTTTGAGGCGCTCCACAGTGATAACAGAAGTTTGGAACCATATCTATCGGAATGGTCACGACTTCCTCACCTTGAGGTTCTTTGATTTTGACACCATTTCGGGCAGCCTTGGAATACGACTCCCGAACCTTTTTCGGTTTACGATACCGATTTGTATCTCGGCCCATAATACCGTGTCTCTTACGTTTGTGCATACCTAACATCCGTCGTGCGACTGCGGGCTTTTCATGAGAAGCCACGTAATCACAATTCGGTTGGTCACACAATTCATCGTGTTTATTTACCGTTTGTGTTGTCATAGAACTATGAGTGATGACATATAATCATCACGGTCACAGTATGACAGAAAATGGAGAACAGGTCAAAGTTATTAACAATCAGATTGTCTTATAACTTATTACTGAAAGAATTAGATTAACTGATTTTGATTTTCTTGAAGATATTTTCCCAATATTCCGAATGACCAAGATTCCACTCATGTCTTTCCTTGGTGATTTCACCCATGACAAAACGTAAGTTCGAAAGTTCACGGTGTTCTACTATCTTGTGGTGGATTAGTTCCATCAAATCATCTACTTCACCGTAATCCAACTCCGCCTCTAACTTTTTGAGTTTCATCGTGGAGCCCTTTGTAATGTCTTTGTCTTTGGATTGTATTTGTATCGTTTGTCTAAGAAATAGTTCAATTTATCGGCAGGCTTACCAAGTGAAGACCACCGCTTGATAAATCGTTGGGCGTCTCTAGCCGACTGAAAGAACAAACTGAATGAGATGGCAGCGTTTGTATTGTATTGGTCTGTTCCTATCGCCCAACCCTTTTCACCATTTCGAATCGGAATGTTGACAGCCAACCAGTCAATGACTTCTTGTTTCAGTCGATAAGTGGCATGAGCGTCACCAAACTTTTTCCATTCCAAGTCAACCTTTTTTATAAGATTTGTCCAGTCAACCGTTGGCGGGTCGTAATAGGTTTTCCCTTCGTGGATACGGTCAATGGTGACAATAACCCTACAATTGTAGTGTCCGCCCCAATTGGAGTCGGAACACCAACAATGGTTGATTAACATGGACATCATAGGTGATAAACCTTGCCCACCTTGGATTTGATTACACCAAATCGAGGAAGATTGTCATAGGCGTTTTCGCCGTCACAGATAGAAGCGCTCTCACGGCCCCATCCCATGACCGAACCACCAATGATGTCCAACTTACCATCGTCATGCTGAAAAGCGTTGACGACGTATTTGGGAAAACCGTGTTTGGCCCATACGTTATCCATCCGAGCGCACCGAGCCTCGGCAAGACGTTGCCAACGAGGGTTTTTATCCCACATTCCCCAAAACAAGGGTTTGTAGTGGAAAACCAAAACGGCGGCAGATTCAACCGTTCCGTTGATGTTCACCGAAACATTGTGTTTCGGTCCTTTCAGTGTATAAATGTAATTACCCATACGAATACTCTACCACAACTTTATAATAAGTCAAGTGGATTTGAAATATTCTTTGGCTTTAAGAACGTCTTCGGCTGTCAATCCATTTTTGGCTTCCGTTTTGAGGCGAGGGATATTGAGTTTGTCAAAATCATGGTCAAGGTCGTCAATGGCCAAAAATTTTGAGATTCTCAAATTCTTGTGTTGGGCGAGCCAGTGAAGGATTTGACCGCCTCGGGTCGGGATGACTTCATCTCGTTCAGTGTAACCATAAACACGATGTTTACAATTCACCCCAGCGATTAACAACATATACTCAAATCCTCTTGGGGTCATATCTTTCTCATGAAAGATGTATCGCCATGCTGATGACACGACAATTACCATGTCGGTAAATTCATCCAAGAGACTGTTTAGATTTGTTACACAGTCCGGGCTAATACCAGCGTAACCATTTTCATAGTTCCGATGTTTGTTCATTACTCCGTCCATGTCGAGGAAGATTATTTTCATAGTGTTCAATGTCGGAGCAACGCCATAGGCTTTTATGTGTTCTCTCATTTTACCACCCTTCCATCGGCATATCAAGATACACTTGAACTTGTCGCCTCAGTTCGTTTGTGGGTTTTCTATCTGTGTTTCGGGACGCTCGGATAAACCAACGCCAGCCGTCTTTGATTGCTGGGACGCCTTGATGCCACGTCTGCCAATCGAAATACACCAATTTGTTACTTGGAGCATTCACTGATTGAAGTTCGCCTTTCTTAATCTTCTCTACAACGAGAGGATGCCACACTTTGTAATATTTTTCACCGAGAGGGACTTCGGGGAAGGTGGATAGACCTGTGGCAAATTGAGTAGGACAACAATCCCCAATCAATGCCAATACATGTTCTGAATGATAAGATGGTTTGATGTAATTCGGTTGGCCATCAGACCGTTCTCTAGGTACGTCATCATGATGAAATCCGGGGATACAAGGAAACCAACCCTTTTTCAGCATGTGAACACGACTATCTATTACCATATCATCTGACCATTTCCAATAATTAGGCAACGCCTCAAGAAATGCCTTCGTCAAAGGTCCACCAAGTTCACTGGCGGTCTTCAAGTCACAATTGAACAACATCGGTTCATTCTTAATCTGTTGTTCGGAGAACTCCGGCAGGTCGCCTGCTATGTCAATCCTACTGTTGAAAAGATGGTGACTCATTCATCCCCCAATCCAAGAACGGCCTTTTCAACATCCGTCAATTTTTTCAAGGCGTTCTTTTTGATTTTGGATTCGGCAAGACCCATTTTCTCATTCAACTTGATTGGATAGTCAACTTCACCGTCAATGAGAAAGAAATGTATAGGAGAGTTGCCGATTCGAATAGCAAGTCGTTCTTCTTTATGACCCTGACCACCGTACCATCCAACCCCCTCGTTGTGTTTGTCGGCCTCAACTTCACTGTCGGTGACAATGACAAGGCCGCCTTTGTTGCCCCACTCATTAGTAGTTGTGTAAATTGCCCAAACTTTAATCGGTTTCATGTTATTCATATTTTATCCTCGGTGTCTTTCGTCGTAATGAACACTTCCCATTTTGCCATGGGCTTTAATGAAGGCATCAACTTCCATCACTTGAAAACCCCAGTCAGAACGCCTTTCAGCATCCCAAAATTCCGACTGGTCAGTAGCAGTGATGGCAGCCCATTTGTCTTTTGCCTCGTTAAGAGAGTCGGCTTCGATTTCACGGACATTGTGTAGTTCCCATGAACCTTCACATTCCATTAAGCCGCCACATTCTAATCCAATTTGATATTTCATATCATTACCATTCTATGATTAGTTCGTTGTAAGTTTCCGACTCCTTTTGGTCGAATTCTGATTTATGTTCGGCCATGAATCCATCTTCTTTGAGTTTATCAATGACTCCACTGATAAACTTGAGAACGACTCCACTGATAGGAACAACTACACAACTTTCACCCTTTGAAGCAGCCATTCTGATACGTTCGTAGATTGAATCCATGTTTACTGTCTGAGCCTTTTTGGTGATATGTTTCGCTTCGACAGCAGTCAATCTACTGAAAGCCGTTTGACCACCAAGGCCCTCACATTTTTTACATTGACACTCACCTTCATGTTCGCTTCGGAATAGTAAACTCATACAATCGTTTCCTCCAATGTTCTAACGTTGGAATTTGCTCTCACTTCATCAAAAGTGATGAACTTGACCAAATTACCATTCTCGAATACTGTTTCAAGAATGTCGTCGCCCTCAGCGCTCAAAGGAACGGTAGCGTAGGTCGAACCATGAGACCCAGTAGTTCGAATCAGTTTGAGTTTGCCCCTCTTACTCGCCTTACTCTTGTCTCGGGGTTCCTTGTAAATGTCAATCCACTGATTGTTTCGACACTGAGCCGAACTCTTGAAAGCGAACCGCTGAGTATCACGGTTGACCTTCTGTAGAAGACCACCACCCATACCGAATGTGGCTAGACAATCAATACTGAATCCAGCATTAACTACGGCATCACAAATCTTCGAGATACCAAGAGCGTCGATACCATCACCCCACAATGCTTTAACGTGAGGGTCAAGGAGTTTGAATCCTTTCTTGTTGATGGTTCCACCGAAACTCTTCCACAGACTTTCGAGAATCCAAACCATCTGTTTTTCGGGCGTATCGTTAGCATCACGAACGCTGTCAGGTCGAACCACGAAGATACCATTACGTTCGAGAATTCGCGCCTTGAATTTCTTGCCGATGATGTTCTCAACAAAATTTTCAATGTCGAAACTGTCAGCCACACACGATAGAACAATGAATTGCTCTGGGTCAGAATATTCGTTGAGTAAATCCTCAACTACGATTTCTTCACCTTCGCCCGGCCCACGACTGGTCATGATACTGTGTTCCGTAGCCGCTACCGACTTACCGATAGTGTTAGCGTTGGCATTGTAGTAATACATAGCAAACACCATCGCGGCTATGGTATCCGTTCCCTCGAAGTTGATTAAGTGAGCGGCGCCACCAATCTGAGCCGATTCGTCACATTCAGTTCCACGGTATCCGAAATCGTGAAGTTTGAAATTCAACCAAGTCAAATCGTCACAACTCTTTTCCATGTAGTGTCGTATGTCGTTTTTAACTGAACGACTTAATGATGCCACAGTGGAAGGATACCATACGTGAGTGAGAAGAGTTTCCGCCCAATTGGTGAGCCAGAAACACTTAGCATCCGTATTCTCCACCGTCATCAATACGTTGCCGGTAGGAACAGGCGTTCCTTCGGGAACGGCCCGAATACGTAAAGGCAACTTGCCTCCGTAGGTGTTAAGAATGTATTCCCAACCTTCACGATTGAAATACTTCTTGTTACCGAAATGTTTTTCCATGAGCATTTCTGCTTGGTCAATCATCTCTTTAGTGACTCGAACGCCGACGAAATGTTTCAACAAAATAGCCTGTAAACCGAATGGTATAGTCACAGGATACTTGGCGCCTTTACGACTCTCGAAATAGGAATAGACAAACTGTGTCCCCCAAGGATACTGATTCCAGTGGTTGATTTTGTAACTATCCGTTTTGAGTGGCGTGTTATTCAACATGTTCACTCCCAATTTCACGACACTCGGAGTGGTTGCGGATGTGTCATAATTGTCATATCTGCCCACGGCAGGACTACGACCCTCTGGCTCAGCCTCTACCCAAGGGATAAAATTCTCAGGTTCCTCCCACCACGAATCACAAGTGGAGAGAAGTTCATAACTGAGTCCCTTTCCTTCCTTCTTGATTTTTCTAATGGTGTAAGGTCCACCGCCATACATTACATAATCCCTATCGCCACAAATAAGTTTTACTTTGTCGCCGACTTTGTATGTTGGATTTGTTTTCATTTTCTTTGTTGTTTTTCTTGTTAAAGTTTTCATGTTATTTAGAGTATCAGGCTTTCGACTACGTTAATGATGCCGGGTAACACCAATGGGAGTTGGCGAATCTCCGCCAATGTCATTGCTTTCCATTCACCCATAGCATCTGGCTCCGTCCGTTGTGGAACTTCACCTTCGTTCAGGTCCACCCTATAAACGTAACATACACCTTCTCTTGTGATGCTGCTTACGTATTGTAATCGGTCTAAACTTATATTCAGACCTGTCTCTTCGAGTAATTCTCGTTGAGCGCCCACTACGGGATTTTCGCCTTCGTCAACCTTACCACCGGCGAATTGCCAGTAGTTAGGATAGAGTTTTCGACTGTCACGTTGAGACACGTAGAGTTTATCTCCACTGACTAACATAATGGCTGTTGAGTATCTTACAAATTCTTTCTTCATATTTCCTTTCTTTTAGGAATAGACTTCACCGGCTTTTTGATTATCAATCAAAAACTTCTGCTGAAGCATTTTCAATAGCGGTCTGTGTGTCGCCACAAGACGTAATTCAGCATCGCTTTTCAATAGTTCCTCGAACGAGAACCACCGAACTTCGGCAATGTCGTCGCTGGCTTTCGGCGAACCGAAAATATAGGTCGCCATGAAGAACAAGGTTTTGATTTTGTCCCGTTCGCCTCGGTATCTCCAATCGTCGATGTATGTACTACCGATGTATTTGAAATCGTCACAGGCAAGACCCGTCTCTTCCATGACTTCTCTCTTAGCGTCTTCTTCGAAAGAAAGACTTTTCGGTTCAGAGAAACCACCGATGAACCGATGAAGTGTTTCATGTGGTTTTCGTCCAAGTAACACCCTCTCGGCGTTAACATCCACGATAACCATATCAACCGTTGTCTTGGTGGATGGAAACTGATTCTCCATTGCCCAAATGACACCAGCCCTAAAGGCGGCGGAATTCTTCGACTTGATACCAATCATCTTTCGAATCTCGGAACCTGAAACAATCACGTCAGGGATTAGTTCCACGGTCGGCCAGCGGCCGCTGTAGTGAGGGATGAAGGAGTCACGGCTACCGTAAAGTAGAGCCTTCTGTGAAGGTCCAAGGTGACGTGAAATTTGTTTGTCTAATTCAGACGACCAAGCGCTATCGTCTGACATATCTTCGATGTAGAAGACTTCGACATTGGGGAAGGATTCCTCAATCATGGCCTTTCGTGTACCGAAATCCAATGGATTGTTATAGGTACATTTACAAGGGGAAAGACCAAGGAAAATAAACACTCGCGGATGGGTGTCAATAACTCGTTGGATGATTTTTTTGTGTTCGCTGTGGAGTTCCGGAACTTGAAACCTAGCGACCAAAATGCCTACTTCTGCTGATTCATTTTTTGTTTTCATAATTGCCTTATCTTTATCTCGGCGTTTACTACTGTAGGAGTTCGACTTATCAATAATAGTGTCACTCTTACACCAATACATATATCACCGTTTGCCAAAAATGGCAATATCAATCTTTGATAAATCCATTGTTTCTGCCAAAGTGGTAAAAATCGTCATGAAGCATCTTTCCACCGATAATGTCTTCATGAGGGAACCATTGGCGAGGGAATTGATCATCTTTAGGCAATGATTTAAGAAATTCCTTATCGGATTCAGACATCTTGATAGGGATAACCTTGAAGCCCGGTAAATCGGCTGCTTGACCGTCGAGAGCGACCAATAATGAGAATGCTAATCCTTGAAGTCGTTCGGATTGACTACTTTTACGACCATCAAGTTTATCCCAATATTGAATCATTGTCCATATATGGTGGAGAAATTTCTCTCGGGCTTCATCTACTGTCAATTCTCTTGCTGGATTGTTTTTCATAAATTAATAAACGTAAATGTCAAATCGAATCGGACCACGAACACCCAATTTTCTCAGTAATGTCACATCACTGAGTTTGAAGTCATTGTAACAGTAATGGCGAACCGACAATAAACCGTAGGTTCCACAACAACCTTTACGATGAATCTTTACATGTTTTTTCTCACCACGAAACATGGCTTCCCTCTGTTTCGGTGTCAATCGGCCTCTCACCCTCACCTTACGACCATACAATTTGTGAAAGATAATCCGAGCAACAGCATTCTTTTCATTCGGTGCCTTATATTTGAACCGATATGTTGGCGTTCTAATCATGTGGGCAGTCTAACACAAAATTAAAAAATGTCAAGCAGTTATTATAAGTTGAATTAACGTAGCAAATGAGAGATAATGACCCAATGAGTGAATTTCAATTTACAGAATTTAAAGATTACGTCCCCCCATCTTGGGACGTTCTATTCATGAGACTAGCCTATGAATTCGCAGCAAAATCAAAAGACCCAAGAACAAAAATCGGAGCCGTTTTTGTTCGAAACAATAAATCTCCCCTTCAAGGTTTCAATGGTATCTGTCAAGGGGTGGAAGACAAAGCGGAACGGCTTGAGAGGCCGGAAAAATATCATTGGATTGAACACGCCGAGAGAAACGTTGTAGATATGGCGGCCAGTGAGGGAATTGCTACAGCAGGTGGAACCATCTATACTCAAGGCATCCCATGTGTTGACTGTACCAAGGGCGTCGTCAATGCCAAAATCAAAGAAATTGTAGTTCATAAACAATGGCGTGATGCTGCTAAACTAATCATCGGCGAGGAACGAGATTGGATGAAAGCATCCTTTCGTTCGTGTATCATGTTGGATGAAGCCGGCATCATCGTGAGAGAGATGGATGCCTTCTTAGGTGTTCCCGCTTACTACGATGGCAAAACATTTTTGGTATGATGGTAATGGGAACATATAAAGGGTCGGCTGAGTGGGGATTTCCAATCGCTGTGGCCATGACACTCAAAAAATCCAATGGATTTAAACTTGGGTCATACGTCATCACTTCCAAAAACGGCAATGATTACAAATGTGAAATCACTGCCATAACGAAACGAAGAGTTCAACTTGTAGGACTCGGTTGGGTAGATAAAAAGAAATGTAGATTCGAATTATGACAACTGTAAAACTTTTACAACTCAATGTTCCAAACAAGAGTGGCCGTATCTATACCAAAAAGTGTATGGAGGAAGCGATAAGAGAATACAAGCCCGAAGGTGTCTCTTACATTCAATCTAAACCTGTTCTTAATATACCAATAGAAGAGGATGACATTCTCGGCCATGTTGAGAATCTTCGTATTGAAGAAAATATTCTCGTAGCAGATTGTTACTTCTACGAAGCGATGGCGAAATACGTTCCACTGAAACTTAATGTTCGGCCTGTAGGTACGGCTTTAGTCGATGAAGATGGAACAGTGACCGAATACCGTATCCACGGTTTTACCATCGTCTTGCCTCCAAAAATCGTATGAAGAAAAAAGAAGTGTTCTTATTATGGAGCGGCGGGCTTGATTCGACTTTCATGATTCAAACCTTGTTAGATTCAAATCCTAACGTGAAAGTTACGGCCGGTTACGTGGAACTGTTAAACAATTATAACAAGACCAAAATGGAGAAAGCGGCCATCCAAAAGTTACTCCCAATTCTCCAAAAGAAATACTCTGATAGATTTGTATTCTTGGATACGATATACAAAGCCCAAGTGTGTTCTGTCGGAACTTTCCCACCACTCAAACAATTGCCTGTTTGGATTTCTGCTTTGATGGAATGTACGCCTGAAACTACTAATGAAGTGTGTATTGGTTACGTTATGAATGATTGCGCAATATCGTATCTTCAAGAGATAAAGAGTATCTTCAAAGCCTATAGTAAATTCACTTTCAAGAAATTTCCGAAAGTGACCTTTCCTCTTTCAAAAATTCCCAAAAGCGAAATAGTTATCGATCTGGATAAAGAATTGAAAGCCGAAGTTGTATGGTGTGAAAATCCTATTGTTCATAGAGAAGAATTGAAACCATGTGAAGACAAAAACATGGTTCAGAGTTCACCGAAAGAAACATATTCTCCCTGTGGTCATTGCGCATCATGTGAACACAGTCCACTTTTACCAAAACGAAAACTAGAAACTGTGAGTTCAGGTTTCGTCGAGACAATTAACAATTATGAAGACAAACAAATCGTTGGCTGTGATTCGACTACGGTTCATAAAGAAGCCGTCGTGTGAATGCCCGTGTCCACCTTATTTACAGATAAAATTCACCAAGCGATTTCCATTTGTCAAATTTTGTTTTGATGGTCCAGTATGTCTATGCGACATCAATCGAATTTTAGAGAAAATGAATACTACTACTAACGATTAACATTTATGCCACATCAATACATCGAAGCGCCGAACAAAGTCAAAATCAAAAACCAACTGTCAGTATTCTTGGCTGGAGGTATTTCTAACTGTGAAGATTGGCAGTCACAAGCAGCCAGAGCCCTCGAACCCGAGAATTCTTTGACGGTCATCAATCCGCGACGTAATGATTGGAAAATGGATGGAAGTCAAGTGGAAGAATCGGTCATTCAGATTGCTTGGGAATTCGAATACATTCGTAAGGTAACGGATATTCTATTCTGGTTCACCGATGACACCCTACAACCCATCACCCTCTATGAATTAGGCGCAGCATTGGAAAGAAACCATGATTTTTGGAATGGTGATGAAAATGGTCAACGTGTATTCATTGGAGTTGACAAGAATTACAAGCGGGCTTTGGATGTAAAGGTTCAAGCCAAGTTAGTTGGTTATAAGTGGCCCGTTCGAGAAAATCTTGGAATTCTACTGAATGATTTGGTTCAATACCAAAACAGTATTTCTCATTAATAGAGAGCGTATTTGGTTCGAAAGTAGTTTCTTACTTTTATCAAATCGGAACCTGTGAGATTGCCATTAAACGCGGTGAATCGGGCGATACCACCCTCCCATCGGAATGTTCCCGGATTGCCATCAACTCTACATCCCAAAATCAATCCCGAACAATTAATATTGCCAGTTGTGGGAATATTTGCTGAATTGACTTGAGTGGATCCATTAAGGATAGTACCGGAACCTGAACCGACCAAATGAACTTCGAATAATCTCCAAACATTATCGTAAGTGGCCCAACTGTATGTTCCACTCATATTAGTAGTGTTACATCCCGCTTCTAAAGTGGCACCACCACTGGGACGAAAAAGATAACATCGCTGGCCCGCACCTATTGATGTTGAAAACCCATCAAACAAAAAACTGTTAAGATTGGTTGTCTCTGTTCTTTTCGCTACAACAAATATTGTGATTGATTGTGACAAGACAAGAGGCGAAGTGGCAGAACTGCTCATGAATGCATTGTTATTATACAGCATGAATGCTGCGCCGTTTAACTCCGATTGAAGTACCGAGATATTTGGAGCACCAGATGGTCCGGGAAATAAAGTGCATCCCGGTCCATGTTTATTTGAACGGTCAACAAGTGACGTTAAGTTACCACCATTACCAACACCCATATAAGCAACATCATAATCCAATGTATATGATGGAAAGGTCGATAGAAAATAATCGGCTGGAGCAATGGATGTTTCTCCATTGATAAAACGTTTATGATGTCTTTCGTTTATGTGTCTCATGATACTGGAAAAGAAAGGTTATACATATTTCTCAGATAGGTTCGAATGTTAATCAAATCCGAGCCAGTTATTTCACTATTGAAAAAGGCCATTCGGGCGATGCCTCCATGCCAACCAAAAGAACTTGGCGCGCCGTCCGCTCGACAACCAAACGTGACTCCACCAAATGCACCTGAACCAGAGAATCTTGGACTACCAATAAGAACATTGTTTATCCAAAGCGATGAAGTGGAAGTAAGATTCCAATGTGTTTCAAACAATCTCCACTTGTTCGTATTTCCTATCCAATCATACGAAAATCCCTGTTCCATAGAATTGATTCCCATAAAAATCTGATTTACACCTGATGAAGCGGCATACACAGTGCATCTTGGGCCACTTGATTGAACTCCGTCATACAGAAAATGATAATTAGTTCCTATGTATGTTTCTTTAGCCACAGTGAAAATCGTGAAAGGCATCGACATTGTGAAATTGAGAGAACTGGTCAAAAATTGAGTACTAGAAAAATTAGCATAAGTCACGCCTCCTATTTCTTCAAGACTAGACGTACCTGCTGGAGTAGAAGTAGAAGTTGCTCCACCAAGGTCTAAATGTGTTTTATAGGCAGTATCTTTGACAAGATTTATTTGACTTGACCCTCCGAGTGTGGTGATGGGTATATTGTAATCTAAAACCAGACTTGGAAAGGTAGAAAGATAATAGTCGGAGGCAGTTACCGGAGTATCTGCTATGCCGAATTTTCTGCTTCCTCTTCGTAAGTCATGACTCATAGAATTAAGAAATTCTGTTTACAAAGCCGTCAATATTGACCATGTTAGATGCCGAAGCATAACCATAGACAGTCAAACCATTCGTCAACAACATTCCGTCGGCAATCAATATTCGGCCTGATTGTGGTGGAAGAGTTACACGGCAAATATTGGTAGGTTCAGAGCCACCGCCCCAATTGAGAGTTGTAAGAACACTAGCGGTCGCTTCATTGTAGGCATATAGATAAATTTCATCCAAAGAGGATGTTCCAGCCGGAGTAGTATGGATTGGGTTAGCCGATGACGAGCCGGTTGAAGACAACAAAATGTGTTGACCATTATTGGATGCCGATAGTATTAGTTTAGTGAATGTTGCCATTTTATTTATTTATACACGTTATTACTTGTGTAAATAAATAGAAGGGAAGGGGAAAAATCACCCACGTTATTTAGTGTTTAACCAAAGACTGTAAGATAGTCTCATTTGGGATTTCCACGTCAGGATTCATCGCCCATTCGATATGTTCTTTCTTGACCCAATCCAACATTCGTCTTACCGGAATTATAAAATTCATCTGAGAGGCTATGCTAATGACACACATACCGATGTATTTTTCATCTGCCCGATGAACACCACCACCACTTGAGCCGGGGTAAACAACCAATGTCGTTTGGTCAAAAACATTATTATCATGTATTCGACCAACAAAAGAAATCATACCTACACTAAAACTAGAGGCACCAGTAAAAGCGAAAGGCGAAGACACACTAAATAGTTCAGTTCCAACTGGAGGAATTTCTTTGCCAAGATAGAAAGATACGCTGTTGGAATATGGATTACCTTCGACACGAAGGAGGGCTAAATCTTCATCGTCATTGTAAGCAATGACCTTTGCCGTGGCCCTATTCGTGGTCGTCATTCTTCCGTCTTTGACAACGAATTGAAGAGCCGCGATAGATTGTTTCACGACTTTGTTCGTATCACAATCCGGGTCAAACCAAAGGTGAAAAGGTCCAAGTTCCATTAGGAACTTCGTTGTATCTTCGAGAATGACATGCGCCGCTGTCCAAACAAAAGTAATGTCATTTGTCCCAGTAGAATCTTTTCTAACAAAGATGGTTCCGCTGCCTGCGACATTAGTTGTCCTAATGAGAACGGAGATGGAGGTTAAATCGGAGGCAATCTTCACCGTGTCAGAAGCCTTCAAAGAGAGACACATCAACACTGCCAGTAATGGCAACAGCATGATATACTTGAAAGTATTGTATCTCACATCCTATCCTAAGTGGTGAGCCGGATGGGAGTTGAACCCACATTTTCAATCCATTTACATGCTTATCGTTTAGGAAACGACGCTGATACCGACTCATTGGTGCTGCCGACAGGATTCGAACCTGTATGGTACGACTTAGAAGGTCGGTGCCTAATCCATTCGAGCCACGACAGCATTAACTGATATAAATATACTACAGGTCGAGGAAACTGTCAACTCTGTTTAGGAATGTATTTTTGATACTCTTCCTCCGAAAACTTACGGATGCCACGGATTGTGGATGAACTAATGTGGGCAAACTCAGGCTTACACAAAAAGTAAACCACTTTCAATGATGGATACATTGACCGAACGAATGTTGCTAGATTCTGTTCTTCGGTCAAATCGTGGATACTTCTCATACCACGAATCAAGGTAACATCATACCCATTGACCTCCCAATCCTGTAGTTCGGTGGAAAGAAGACCTTCGTAATGATGGATGGAAGATACGCCAATGCCGAATGGAATTCCGTCACGTCCTATAGGAACCGTAGCCTTATCAGGATTCTTGCCTATGGCTAGAATCACATCATCAAATATTTTGTTGGCTTGATGTACAATGTCAAGGTGGCCAATATGAAATGGATTGAAACTGCCAGCGTAGATTCCTAAACGTGATTTCATTACGACGTAATGAGTTGGTATTTCTTCATCTCCAACACACTATCCACAACCACAACTTGTCGGTTGCTAACGTCATGAAGAGTCATGCTAGTGACTTGGATGCCGGAACGGTCATCGCCTTTGCTTCTAAAACCTAACAGGCTGTATTTTTGGCCCGTCACTTGATTCACCACTTGAATTTCTAATAGTTTATTCATTTACATTCCTTTCGCGTAATCGTAAAGTTCGGGTTCGGCCTTACGAAGTCTGTCTTCCAATACGGCTACATTGTTTTGGTAATCCCGCATTGTTAGTTCAGAAATTTTGAGTTGTCGTTCGAGTTGTGTGTTCTCTTTCTTTAGAAGAATACATTGTCTCTTGAGACGTTTATTGTCTCGAATGAGTTTTTCTGCTGACGTAGTTTTCATACTTATTCTCCTGACGTTGGACCGTCTTTTCGATGGTGGTCAACTTCCATGACACCTTTTTTCGCCATCATCTTCAACACTTCATTGAGTGACAACGGCCTCGCGTGACCATCCCAACCCACATCCAATACCTTAGAACGTAGGTCATCAGCCTGTGACAATTCACAACTATAGTGAGAGTGTCCACATAGATGCATCGCTCCGTGTTTCATTTCGTTGAACACGTAAAGAGGGAAGTGGTCACACACAAAATAGTGGCCATCAACTACCATCTCACAGCGATTGCCAATGAACGTGACGTTCCGATACTTGAACGGATAGATTTCGATTTCACTGTTCATGAGACAACCATCACGGCTTTCGTATTGGTTAATCTCTTCTTTGATAATGTCTTGATAGACACCCCAAACAGGATTGTTGTGATTTCCCCAAAGCATGTAGATGTTCTGACACTTGATTCGAGACAGTTGTTCCTCGAATTGTGAACGAGTCGTGTTCAGACACCAATCGCCCAAGTGAATGAGTTTGTCATTCGGTCTGACAATTTCATTGATTTTATTGAAAACGCCATCGTCGTGGGCCGTTACATTGGGGTAGCCTCTACTCTTCCACAGAGGGATTGGCCATTTCGGATTGTGACCAAAATGTGTGTCCGTAGTGACATACCATTTTGAATCGTCAGTCTGTCTAAATTTCAGTAGTCTATTCATTTAATTATCAAAGTGTCTATTTTTGCTTACTCGGTCGAACCATGCTTTTTTCATGGCAGCAATGTCTTCGGTTCCATCAGCCACTTTGAATCGACCGGGATTACGTTCATCATCCATAAGTCTCTCATAGTCATACTCAAAATGAAGATGATTAGGGTCATCCAAACGTTTAACACCTAAATGAACTCGATATTTTTTTGTTTTAGGATTCAATACAAATTCCATTCCGTCATCCAGTCGGATGATTTTCTTTGGCAACTTGGACGGTCGATTCGTCTTGTGTTTTATGTCCATAATGACTCTCTTTCAGTTACTATCCACACCATGACTTCGGTTTTCAAATCTTTGATTTGTTTTTCTAGTCGGTCAACTTCACCATAGATTCTTTCGTAGTCGCCGGGTTGCTGATTGTTAATGTCTTTCAAATCCCGACACGGAACATTATTCCAAACAACTGCCAATTGTTTCTCTAATTCAGTAAGTTGAACCGTCACTACTTTATAGTAATGTTCTACCTTATCCAAAAATTTCTTTTGATAGGGCGGATTGTCACGACTAAGAACATTGAATACATCCTCACCTTCAACGTAATGTTTCAGGCTTTCGAGAAGGCAGATTTCTATGAGACTATCTTTGTCAATCCATTGATAGGGAATTTTCTTCGTCAGCCATCGTTGGCGAGGATTGAAGAAAGCCCGAATTGCCCACCATCCTTCTCGGATTGGTCGAGGCATAGTGTAACGGAACCAATCCCGAATGTCCCATTTTATGTCTTCCCAACTTTTCATGTGAGAATCATAACACTATTTTGGCATGAAGTCAAAGCAAATCGGGCAGAGGGTTTCCCTCGGTGGGTCGGGCTGGCAATCTTTGTGTCCCTGACCAACTTTTAATTGTTCACTATTCGGATACAATGATTTTCCGCAAATGGTCTTCCATTCAACACCACCATTGTTAAGATGCCACTTGGTATCGGTCTTCTCCGGTTTGAAAATATACATGAACATCAATAATCGCTTTCGTAATCTCTCGGAATGTGAACTTCGAGTAAGGCGAAATGAACGTCAACGAGTTCTTTCTTTTCGTTATACCAACGTATCGTGAACCTATCACCCACTTGAGTTATGCCACAACCAGTTTTAACAATTGTTTGAATGAATTGGTCAACTACCGCCTGTCTATCGTTTTTAAGACAGACACGTTGTTGTTTCTCGAATGAATCAGGGACTTTCGCCCAATCAGGGT